CATCCACCGCCGTTATATTCTATTCTAAAAATGTCTCCTAGATCAGTCATCACTTATCATTCTCCTCTAGGAACTGTTCAATACTGTTCTGGGGGTAATTCACATCCGGGTAATCAATCCTACCCAACTCTTCTGCAGCCTCGCGCAATAACAAACAGGCCGAACGGAACTTCTCCTGAAGCTTATTATAATCATTATTATAATCAGTCCGGAGCTTTTGTACATGGACAATCAACAAGTCAAAATTTGCCATTACCTCTTCGTATTCAAGATCGGTCATAATCAATTGCCCTCCATTGCATCAACCAATTCCGGATAGAGGCGATCCATCAGACCGCTATTCACCATGTCTCGCAGACGTTCAGCCACTAGACTGACGATAGCACCCTCACGGACAGAAGACTGAGCCAAGACACGAAGCAGGCGATCCTGTTCCTTGGGGGTCATCATATCCAGGACTGTGTTTTCAAAATCGGTCATGATCAAATACCCTCCTCTTCATCATCCATAGCGACATGAAAAACATCCATAAGGCCGGACTCTTCCATGTCACGATAATCGGCCAAAGCCTTGGCAGTGGCGGCAGTGAACGCGGCCAACAGGGCCTCGGCGGTTGCAAGATCGGTCATATTTGTTTCCTTGATCATAGGTGGATTATACCAAAAACCGGGCTGGATGTCAACCAGAGATTAATTACAAATTGTTAACCTCAGGTCAAGCCTGCATACCGGCTGATCATGGCAATCTCGATCTTGGTCAGATCCTTCTCGAACAAGGACGACCGGTGCTCGAGACGATTAGCCAGGGCCGAGATGAAATTGGATTCCCGGTCATTAGTTGACGCCATAGCGGCGGCATGAAGGCGATCGATGATGGTGGATACGTTCATATTCATTCCTTTGTTAGGCCATAGGCCTTGATCATATATGGATTATACCAGGTTTGGTCACGGCTGTCAACAGGGAAATTATTACAAAGCGTTAACCTTGCCGGCGGCGCTCATTGTACTGATCGAATTCAGCCATGGCCTTTGCACGACGGGCACGTTGCCGATCCTTAAAGGCCTTGTGTGGCAGGTAGACGAATCCACTATTGCCGACAATGTATACCTCGTAACAGCACGAGATCATATCCCCAGGCATAGTCGACCTGAAAGGACCAGGAACTGGCCGCATCTCCACCCCTGGGTTCATAGTCCATGGCTGATCGATGTTCTGAGTCAGGGCAAAGGCCTCATCCATGGAGTGACACTGCACGACGGCGATCTTGACATACTCATCCCGTTCGACAGCATCCTTGACCTCACGAGGAGTCCGAGGCTGGTTGCAACCACGGTAGTGATAGATGGAGTGATAAAGCTTCATCGGTCTATCTCCTGTTTATAAGAGGATTATACCATGGCCAGAGGCCTATGTCAACAGGGAAATTATTACAGATAGTTAATCTACCGATTCCACAGTGGCCGTGACTGCAAACTTGCGCATCGGCTGAGAGCGGCGGAAAGTAGCGGCAGTGGCTGCCTGGTCATCCCAGAACTTCAGGATGGCCTGGTCAGCCGTATAAGTCCGATAAGTGCCAAGGAAGCCGTTGGAGCCAACCTCCCGAATGGTCCAGACCTGGGTGACACGAGCGGTTTTGCGAGCCATGTGGTATCCCTTTCCTTATATGGTGATTATACCATGGCCGGTGGCCTATGTCAACTTTTAAATTATTACAAATTGTTAATCTGCCACGCCCAGGTCAAGGGCCTCATCCGCGACATACCCGGTGGTGAGCTCACCGAGCCGATGCCGCTGCACGGCAAAGTACTGGAATTCCTGCACGACTTGACCCCAGCACACGGAGGTCACATAGGCTCGAGCCATCACCCGGGCCTCAGCCAGGTCACGAGCCACACCCACCACCGAGCGGTCGTAGGAGTCACCAAAGTCAACAACCAAAAGTTCCATGTCTCTGTCTCCTGTTTATAAAATGATTATACCATGGCCAGAGGCCGTTGTCAACGCCTAAATTATTACAAATTGTTAACCTACCAGATCCTCCACCGATTCCACCATCTGCTGAATGAAGTCGGCATGCCTGAATTCCAGGCCATTCCGGAAGCAATAGTAACCATAATCGAAGCCATAGTCACCGTCGACGTCCTCACCGACGTCTTGCTTGATGGCCTCAGCAGTAGTGATGCCCTTATCCTTGGCCAGGACAAACATACGGTTAATCCAAACACTATAGGCCTTGCGGGCGGCTTCCTTCTCTCGAGCCATCTCAGCCTCGAGCTTTTCACACATGTGATCCCACAGGCCCTGCTTGTCGTCCGGGCTCAGGCCCTTCCAGACCCGCATAAAGACGGCGCCCGGGCGAGTGCCATAGGCATCCTTGTGAAGGTCAGAAACGGTCTGGTCGTCATAGGTGTAGGTCGTAACGGTCATGTTATGCATCCCTTTGTCTATGAGTGGATTATACCATCACCAGCGGGCAATGTCAACAGAGAAATTATTACAAAGAGTTAACCTAGCTTGGTCAGGATCAGCAATCCTCCTCGTGCAGGGCCATCTCATACTCCCGATCATATTCTTGATCGGCCTCGTACTGCTCATCATCCCAACCATCACGCCAGTCACGATACTCCGCAGTGTAGTACCGGTGGGGATTACCCGTGGTCGGCAATCCATAATGGTAGGCCTTGCGGCCGGCAAAGTAAGCTGAGGTCATGTCATTGTCTCCTGTTTGTAGGGTGATTATACCATAGCCAGGTGCTGATGTCAACGGTTGTTTTATTAATTTTTGGTAATGAGGATATCCGTCAGTTATGCCGTTACTGGGATTCGAATTGCTTAGAGCACTTGGATTTCCACATAACTGGGAAACCGTTGAGTTAGTTGACTTTCCTACTATGGCAGTTTCCCATCAAATTTTACGTCAAACCGTTGAGTTATATGGGAAACTGTGGTTCTCACCAGCACTTAGGTCGGCATTGTGGGTATACATATAGGCGGTGCTGGTAAACGAGACTTCCATCACAACATCTTCTCCAAGATCGATCGTATTTCGAACATCATGACGCGAATGGCTTCCTTCTTGACTTCTTTTGGATCATGTAGCCGGCACATACTATGATACAGTTCACCGGTGATGCTCGGTGCACCGATCTCTTTCCCATCCACAATGATAGGAACTCTCAGCTCACTAAACTCTTGCATATCGGCTATCCTTTCAGGTGTACTTTCGAAGGTAGATGTCAAGCCGACCATCGGGAAGAGTATTGATCCGAAGACTCACACCCTCAAGATTAGCCTCGGAGTTCAACTGATTCCGGATCCAGCGCTGAGCGACCTCATATGTAACATTCCAAACATCAGCAGCCTCAGCCACCACTTCATAAGAGATCCTAGAGTGGCCGAAAACTTCCAGAGCGGACCAGGTGTCATTGGTGTCCATGATGTATCCTTTTGTCTACAGTTGGATTATATCAAGCTTAGGCACGGCTGTCAACCACTAAGTTATTACAAAGCGTTAACCTTCCTCAGTCTCAGTCTCCTCATCCTCACCGTCCGGGAAGTGCTCATTGTACTGATCGAGAGTCTCCTGGAAGGATTGGATCAGCTCATGCATCTCATTGAATGCACGCTGTTCCTGGTAACTAGACATCTCGCGAGGCTCACCTTCATCAATAGCATCACCGAGCATGCCAATCAATTGGCGAATAGCAGCGGCAGTGTTCTCGAAGGCGCAATAAGACATGTTGGGATAGTTGCTCATCTGTTTATCTCCTGTATGGCCATTGGCCTTGTTTATAAGATGATTATACCACAGATCGGTACCGATGTCAACCACAGATTTGTTAACTTTTGTTAATCCGGCGGAAGAAAATAGGACAGACTCTATGACCTATTATATGTCAATGGTTATGACCTAATTCGTCAGATCCACAGAACCACTCTCCATATATGTCACAATACGTTACCAATTAATTAGTTGCGATTTAGAAGGGCATGTCCTTCCTTAGAAGGATAAATCCTTCCTTTAGTATAGGATTTACAATAGATCTTCTTTAACTTGATTATAGACTTGATTAGAGACTTGATTAGAGACTTGACCCAAGACTTGGTTCCGGATTTGACTCCAGACTTGGTTCCGGATTTGACTACTGACTTGACTATTGACATGATTATAGACTTGTTGAATATGGACTTGATCTCTAATAGTAGTCATTACACTAGATCTTCTTCAAGTTGCATATAGACTTGACCAGAGACTTGGATATAGACTTGATTACAGACTTGATTACAGACTTGATTCCGGATTTGACTCCAGACTTTATTATTCTCGACATGATTATAGACTTGATTAAAGACTTGATCGCAGACTTGCCTATAGACTTGATCTCTAATATCAGTCATGATAGATCATCTTTAAGTTGTGCTTTTATTAAAACAAGTACTCGACCATAAAGATTACCTCTGACGAGATCACTGACTTGATTTTGTTCCTTGTAATAGAATTGATCTCTGACTTTATCCCCAGCCTGGAATATAGGTTTATTTCTAATTATACTATGAAGAGAATTAACAGTCATCGCTTGCTTTTATACTTTATATCATACCTCAGTTGCTCTTTTACAAGTTCAACAGTGTTATCAGTATGGGGATTGGTTTTATAAAGATTAGATGCATTATGATCATATAGATCTATTTGTTGAAGAACATTCCAAACTATAGGATCATATATTTTGCTCCTGGTACTATTCATTACTTTAGACTAGCCGGAAGATGATATACACGACGAGTTTCATCCGTATTTTCGAATCGCTTGTGCGGCGAGTCTGGATAGAAATCTCCATTCTCGTCAATATTAATACCAGGCAATTGATCGGTCGGCACCTCAGGAGTAGTCAAGTACCGGAACCCACAATAGTTATCAGTGCTGTGCAAGATATGCTCCATGGCATTCATGATACCCCTACGAATGTCAGGAGTACATGTGCTGACACGAAGTGTCTTATTGAACTCGATGATAGTGGCAGCAATAGAAATGGTTTTACGGGACATAGATCTAGTCTCCTATCAAATGAATGCAAGAGCGCCGAGAGTAATACCCACGGCTAGACCAACGAGAATATCACGGATCGTGTACTGCATCTTCTCTCTCCTGTTATCTATTAGATCAACTCAGCGGAAGTATCATACCACTGCCGTTATTCATCCGGCTCTTCATCACACGCAAATAGATCGTCGGTGGCCTTATAAAGTTCTTCCTCTATGACACCGGGCTTTAGACCCTGCGTAATATAAGCGCTGATCAGCATTGCCAGATCCGTCTTGAAAGCTTGTTCCATAGTCAGCTGCATGTCTTGTCTCCTGTTTATAAGTGGATTATATCAGGCCATAGGGCCGCTGTCAACGACTAAATTATTACAAAGCGTTAACCTCAGTAATGGTAGCGGCTGTAGACCGAGTCAGGGTTCTCGAGATCCGATAGCGTAGCCGTTTCAGCCTCATCCTCTTCTTCCTCATCATCAAGACAAATATCATTGACCTCACACATGGCCTTCACATCGGATTCTGACATCCATTGAAGCATCATATCAATAAGCATATCCTTATTCAGGAGATGTTCATCAACTGCTTCACGGACACGGCAGGTATATTCACGAACTTTGTAGGTCATATGATGTATCCCTTTGTTTATAAGTGGATTATACCATGGATGGAGGTGGCTGTCAACCAAGAAATTATTACAAATTGTTAATCCTCAAACGAGGTGATGGTCTCCACCGCCTCACACATGATCCTGGAATATGTTTCAAAAGCAACCTTACCCTTAGGGGCCCCGCCACTTTCAAATGAAACACGGAACTTTACTAAATCAAGCTTGCGCTGCATTGAAGAGCGAATATCCATTTCGGCCCAATCCTGAAGAATATTCTCAGGTTTAAATGCATGCTGGAGTTGTTCATCACATTCTTGAATTGCTTCGTCGATATAGTCCAGAATTTCTTGCTTCATGCTCATGTTTGTCTCTCCTGTTTATAAGTGGATTATACCATGGATGGCGGTCGATGTCAACCAAGAAATTATTACAAATTGGTAATCCGTCACCAGACGCCGTGTTTTCCCAGGTACCTAAGTTTCGCAGAGCTGCTAAACCGTTGAGTTAGTTGACTTTTTACCACGTCAGTCGCTTGTTAAATTTGGTGTCGAAACCAGACTTAAGCCGTTGAGTTATAACGGAATTCCGCATAACTGCACAACCGCTTACCAGCACTTAGGATCGGTACCTTGGTCAATACCCACCCATATGCTGGTAAACGGTCGTTGGTATCAAGTCAACTAGTCTCAAGACCGGCAGCAACCGATCTTTGCACGAACCTTCCACCGGTCACCACCTTTACGGCGATGGTCTGCAACCTTTAGTGCCATACGCAAGGACAACTCACGAAGTTTGTCCTGATTAGTCTCCAAGAATTGAACAACCTCAAACTGCTCGAGTTCGGTGAGACCACGACCAGACAAGAGACCGTCCTTGATGACTTGACGGATGCGAATCATATAGTCACGGCGGTTCTTCATGCTGAGGTCAATGTAGTGCGCACGAGACACAAGAGCCTCGAGGTGGGGAGCAATCTTGGAACCACCGTCAATCATACGGTCGAAGTCGTAGTTGGTGATAAAGATAATAGTACCCTTGAACTCAAACTCCTTGGGCAGGCGCTCTGCAGTCTCTTCGTCAATAAGAGTCGCCTCAGTAATATAAGAGATGATACGACGGTCGGAAGTATCACAGGCCGCCTTAAGCAAGTTAATAGCCGTATCGTCAAGGAACACTTCGTCAGCGTCGTCGAACACCAGAACCTGACCAGCATTCTGGTGAGCATAGAGAAGCTTGAAGAGACCAGGGGCACGGACGTAACCCTTGACAATGCGATGGTTAACACCATCCGGATCCCAAGAGTTAAGAGCAGTCTCAACAGTGAAAGACTTGCCGAGACCGGCGGGACCGGACACGATCATGGCACGAGCATCACCAGCAATTGCCATGTCAGTCATCTCGGCAAGAACCTCAAATCGTTCGCGGAGACGAGCCTCGATCTCTTCGTCAGTCTCAACAACAAGAGGAGTCGACTGCACGTTAAGCAGCCGATCCATTTGCGCCTTGACTGCAGATTTAGTACCTTTGCGAGCGTAAACTCCTCTAGGCATTTGGTATCTCCTGTTTGTGGCCATTGGCCGGTTGATAAGTGGATTATACCAGGTTTATGAGGTGTTGTCAACGAAGGATTTGTTAACTTTTGGTAACCTAGTCGCCGCAATCGATGAGCACGTCACCGTCCTCGACCTCGTCGATTTCGATATGGGGAGTAACATATTCCCCAGAAATCATATTCAGGGTATATACCTTAGCATCGGGTTCGCAAGTGCTAAGGATGGCCATCAGTTCGGAAACGGTCATGTTTGTATCCCTTTGTCTATGAGTGGATTATACCAAAAAACCAGGGTCAGGTCAACGATAGATTTGTTAACTTTTCGTTAGGTTAGCTGATAAAAACTTCCTTGACACGTGGAAAATAATCACGAGCCTTCTTGGTGAATATAAGTGGGTCTTCGTTATCCACCATCATCAGAATCACAATTTGCGGGAAGTTATAGTTAGAGTGCTCTGCTGCCATCAAACTATAAGCGGCTGTTTGAATAAAATATGACTCGATCTGATCTTCAGTCTTGATACGCTTTGAAGTTTTAAAATCTATAATAGAATTTATCCCATTATATTGTGCTAATAGGTCAGCGGTACCTGCTGCTTGTAATAGTCTAGAATAAAGTAGTGCTTCTATTCCATAGATTGTTCCAATATTCTTATCCAAAATAGATCTAATAGAGCTGAATGTTTGCACATTAATAGGCATCGCACCTTTGGCATAGTCTTTATTGTTCAGTAAATATTGCTCAGCAAGATTATGAATAGCAGTGCCGCGTCTTGATGCTTGTTGTGATACTCTATTGGCTTCTTCAGGTCCTACTCTTTGCTTCCATGCATCTATAGCAGAGTGATCAAGTCGTTCGGATAGAATTGTTGTTACTGACTTGAAATCACCATCGGGTGTTCTATAGAACCTGCCATTAGGTCCATCTACTCTTGTAAGTTTTGGAAATGTTAATAGATCGTATTTGAACATTTATACATCTCCATAATATATTCCAAAATCTATTCTTGCTTCAGCCATCATTTCACGACTACGTTCAAATGACTCTTGCCATTTGGGATTATCATTTGTCATTGGTCTAGTTATTATTTGAACTATTCCAGACTGAATAAGTGCTCTTGTACAATCCGCACATGGTGGTACATTTGAACTAATATAAGCAGTAGTTCCTTCTAGTGGTATTCCATTTCTGGCTGCATTGTATATAGCATTACGTTCAGCATGTTCAGCCCAATAATACTTCTCAGGTTTATTATACCTCAACTCAACACTATCGTCAACTCCTCTACAAAAGCCATTATAACCTGTTGTGCGGATTTCATGGTTTGGTCCCACAATAACACAGCCCATTTTTGTAGTATCTTTTGATTTTGTGGCTACGTATTCAGCCATGCCGAGAAAATATTGGTGCCAATTCATCAACCATGGATCCTATTCATATGCCCTGCTTTCTGGATTGCTTGCTCTTTTGTGTAACCGTCCACAAGATAAGATTTGTATAACCAATCAAATCGCATAGGTGCTAATTCATAAATTGAAAGACTTGGTTCTACTACACCAACACAACGAAAACAAAGATCCTTGTGATCAGAACAGAACCCCACTTCTTCCAGAACCTTCCAACAACGAGAACATTTGGTTCCTATTGCTCGTGTTATTGTTACGCCAACAGTCATATTGTCACTCATCAAAATATAATCCTTATATTAGTCTTTAGCCAACCAAGCCCAATTTATGGCACACCAATCGTCAATACAGTCATCAGCAGAATAGATTTCATCTACAGTTTCTTTGCCAAATTTTTTGCACATTTGATTATACCAATGTGGCCAATATTCATCAAGTATTTCCTGCTCAGACATAACCTCAACATATGAATCAACAACCGGGTCTGTCTTCCAAGTGTCAAAACAATAATATTTCACGGATGTTCCTTATGATATAAAATGTGAAATGTTCCATCATCATGCTCAACGATGGCAGAACAATTCTCCGTCCAATCCCCGCAATTCATATATTGGAATTGATCTTGTTCAAGTATTTTTGGAAAATGTATATGTCCACAGATAACGCCATTATAGCCTTCTGCTTTAATGGATTCAGACATTGAATGTTCAAACACATCTATTACATGTGTAAATGCTTTTGCTTTTTGTTTTAAATATTGTGATAATGACCAATGTGGTCGACCAAATTTATCTTGGATATAAAACAATACCTTGTTCAGATATGTAGTTGCATCATAGATAAACGAGCCAATAATACCTAGCAACTTATGATTATTAATGAACTTGTCATATTGATCACCGTGTATTATAAGGAATCGTCTTCCATCTTTACTTACAAAAGAGATTGATTCATATAGTGGTATTTCATTAAACATAAAAAACTGTGGTAGTTTTCTCAATACATCATCATGATTACCTGAAATGTAGTATACTCTTATTCCTTGACGAGATAAATCCAAAATAGATTTTAATACAGCATTATCAGCTTCAGACCAAGTACCACCGGCACCTAACTTCCATAGGTCCAAAATATCACCCACCAAATAGAGACTATCGGGTGGGTTATTTTTAAGTTCTTTTAGAAAAGATAACAATGACTCATGCTTACAGGAACTGGTCCCGAGATGTAAATCGGAAATAAAAACTGATCTATATCTCATTGAATTATTTCCTTGTAAGGGCAATTACATTCATAATATATTGTTTCCACATAATATCAAGACTATTATATAATGGATCATTGGTATTGTCAACCATTTATAGTGGATCAACAATACCTTTATCTTCAAGACGCTCACGAGTAAGAATGTATTCTTTTACTAGCCCAGATCTGACAATATCTTGAGATGTAAATTCAATAGTTGTAAATGATTTCATATTATTTAAGATAGCAAAGAAATCTTTAAAGCCTGACTGCTCATATTTCTTTGTGGTAAGATCATTTTGCTTTAAATCGCCAGCAAATACAACACGACAGTTCTTACCAACACGAGTGAAGATAGAATGTAGTTCACCCGGAGTCATATTCTGCATCTCATCTATTACTATAATAGCATTATTGATTGTAATGCCACGAATAAATGATGATGTCATAAATGTTACTATAGCTTTTTTAGCACAATACTCATAAGCATCGCCACGACTAAATAATTCAGAAAATATAGCCGCATATGGAGCTTCATATACAGCTGCTTTGTCTTTAGCGGAACCAGGTAGAAATCCGACATCTCTTGTTGGAACTACTGAGCGAACTATCACCAATTTTTGTTCAGTCTCATTATGAATAATATCATTCAAGGCAAGATATATGCCTAAAAATGATTTACCTGTTCCGGCAGTACCTGCTAATAAAAGATGTTGACCATCTTCATAAGCAGCAAAAGCATTTCGTTGATTGTCTGTGAGAGGATTTATTTGTTTAAGTTTAAGATTGAACTTTTCTTTTTGTTCAACCTCGACTATATCTTCATTATTTTGTCTGGCCGCACGACGTTGCTTACGAGTTATCTTTGCTGGCATGCATCTCTCTTATTAGAAAGTGTTGACAGTACTCCTACTGAAGCCTTTAGAATGCGCTTTTTTTATCTCTTTTAAACGATCTCTAAAGCCGGCATCAGGTTTCTTGGTGACAATGGAATAACCTAAAGCAGGAGCACTATTCAACTGTTGTTGAATGTGTTTATTTTGCTCGAGGAACTCTTCCCTTTCAGTATTGGACATAATAGTAGTCCATTCCTCACCGGTATTTATATTTTTGAAGTTATAAGACGGCATTGATCTTGTCCTTGTACTTGTTCAGTAAATACTTGCGGTCTTCTTGTAACATAATGATCAATGTACTCATTGCTTCATATTCTTTTCGATATTCAGCTGCCTGACGATACTTATAAAGTCCACCGTAAATCGTTGCCACACCAGATTCAATAAGCTTTTCAGTTTCTTCATTATTATCCATTATTCATACTCCTCATCTTCATATGCATCCACAATCCGATGGACATTCTTTGACCGAAACAAGTTCTTTAACTTCTTTTCCTTGCGATCTTTCTTGACCGCCCTATAATCATCATAATCTTCATAATCATCACGACGAGTATTGTAGTTCTTAGGCTTGCTTTTAGACATTGATGAGTCCGGGAAACGCTTGATTGACAATGTCGAGTGTTACACCTGGATAGGGTAATTGCTTGTCTTTTATTTTTAGAAGAAGTTTTGCATCTTCTGGATCGACTGTCTCAAGCAATTCAACATACAATGTTTCTCTGCGCAGTTGTTTAAGATTTGGACTACCACCTTCAACAAACAAATACAACTTACGTGCTTCGGTGAATAGTCGATGTTGTTGGTCAACTAGATCATTCGGCTTATATGGAGGATTACCTTCAGGCAATGCCCATTTGATTGTAGGATCAAATGCACCACGAAGAATCATATGTAGCGTGGTAGATTGATTCTGACGAAGATAACCAATCCTTGCGGCATCATCAGTAATAGCTGATGCCTTTGAAAGAATTTCTGCAATCCCAAGTTTCATTTATGTAAAGTCCTGTATAGATTCGGTTAGATTTTTAAGACGATTTGCAATAAAATAGTTAAGCAAATTAGAACTCTTCTTGTTTGCTTGTTCATCATAACTCTCAAGGATCTGAAGTTTAATACCTTCAGGCACTTGAGTCAAGTCAATAAGTTGCTTATTTCGTACGTAGTTGCGGAAGTTTGGATGATCCAGTTTGCCGTCAAGACCAAGATTAATTAGATCATCCATCTTCTTTTGTGTCATCGGCTTCTGGCGGCTGCCCAATACAAAGCAATTGTCGTCAGAAAGAATGTTAGGAATTCCATCGCCGGCATCACCCTTTAAAATATGTTCCGCAAGAAACTTATCTGGATCGTTGCATGTAATGAACTTCTTCAGCACAGGATTATACTGCCGAATATTGATATAACGCTGCAGTTGCTGGAAGTCTTTATCACCAGACAGAATCAGGATCTTTTCATTCGTATTACCAAACTCGATGGAAAGAGTGCCAATAATATCATCAGCTTCTGCACTTTCAACATCAATAATTCGGTACGGGAAATGTTCTTTAAGTTCACCACGAATCTTATTCAGGCATTCAAAAATAGCCTTCCAATCAAGTTCGGATGCTGCTTGAGACTTCTTGCGGTTTGCTTTATAGTAGGGAAAAAGTTGCTTGCGCCAATAGTTCTTGTTATCACAAGCAATAACAAATTCACCATACTCTGAACCAAATTTGGTCTTATACATACGAATTGAGTTCAAAACCATATGGCGAACCATATTTTCTTCAACTTGTGCATTGGTATGATTACCAAGTTGAACCATAATATTACTTAGCATAACTTGACTCAGGTCAAGAATAATCACTTAATTAATCCTTTGTTTCGGTTTCACTATTGTTAGTTATAGTTATTCTTATGTTTTCGGCTATACTTAGATTGCCATCATCATCAGTCTCAAATAGATTATTGGCAATAATTTGAAGCGGATGTTCCATTCCATATACTTTACATAGAAATGATCTCACCGCTTCAACTACTAATGCACCATGTTTGGTAATATTGGGATCTTCATCATCAAGATTAAATCCTGCCAAAGATAGTCTATCAAACAACATTGGCATCATATTTTCAAGTGATTCTTGTATATGAACTTGTCTAACATCATCCATGTTCTCGATTACTTCCTCAATGGTTTGAGGCATTATATTTCGAGGGTTGTCTCTTTGCGGAAACAGAACAATGTTATTTGCGTTCATAGTGTATTATATACCTTGTAGTTCATATTGTCAACAACTTTTTTATTTATAATCTTAGGTTATCTTGATTTAAAGCATAGTCGGTTCGAATCATTTGAATGAGACTATGAAGAATACCCATATGACTATCTTCTACAATACCATAATTATTACTCTTTACATGCACAATGCAATCAGCTAACTTATCTCGTACTACCTGACCACCATCAAAACCAACAAGAGCCATGGTTGACATATTTTTCTTTTTGGCTTGTCTAAGTCCCTCAATAATATTTAATGAATTGCCACTTGATGATATAGCAATAGCTGTTGCAAATGATCCATCACCAAGAAATTCCAATTGTCGAGAAAATACCTGTGAATAACTAAAGTCATTCGATATTGCACTAGTCAATGGACCATTAGAGGCAAGACTAATTGCTTTAGTTTTTAGTCCGGTGTCATAATATATGCCTTTATTATAGTCACAACAGAAGTGATCGGCAATGGCAGCAGAACCACCATTACCAAAAATATATACCGGACTACCTAAACTTATTGTGAATGCATTATATGCATCTTTAATATCAGTTTCTGCTACAGTATTCATAGCAACATATAAATCTTTTGCATAATTTAGATAAGAATTAGTAATCATAGACATGTTGCTGTTGATCCTTTGTCTGTGAAATTAAAATTTACTTTCTTGTATTTTGTCATTGCAAGTGAAACTTTATTTTGGCATGATTCTGGTACATAAAACATAAGATACCCACCACCGCCTGCTCCCAATAACTTACCACCAAGAGCACCTGCATTTATTGCTGTAGTATACATTTCATCAATATTAGGATTGGATATTTTGGTTGATAGTTTCTTTTTAATATTCCAACCATCACCAAGTAATGAACCAAAATCATTTAGCTTATTCTGCTGTAGATACTTAAGGGCATCTTCTGCTAGATCAACAAGTCGAGTGGTATTATCAAATATGGTTTGATCGTCAACAATGTTCTTTACTTGATCTGAAAGAATATCAGATGTATTTCTACTTGTACCAGTAAAATAGAACATCAAGTTCTGATTTAGTTTTCTAAGAACATTCGCACCAACACTTATTGGTGTAATATCTACATTTGATGCATCAAATCGTATTACATTGAACCCACCATATGTAGCTGCATACTGGTCTTGTTTTCCGATAGGTTCTTTTAACTTATCAATTTCAATTTCACAGGCAGTTTCGGCTAGATCTTTTCTATTATAAAAATGATTCTTTTGATTATAAAGAGCATTCAACAGACCAACAGTAAATGTTGATGATGATCCTAATCCAGTGCCTTTTGTTGAAACATCAGAGAAACTACAAATTTCAATATTATTACTTATTGCAAAGTACTTTAGAACTTCTTTAATACGTGAATGCTTAATATTCTCAACATTATTGACCACTTCCATTTCGGAATAAACGGCTCTGATATGTGGAGTCTCACATCTATTGACGGCAATTTGGATTTGTCTATCAATAGAAGTTGAAATAACCATGCCTGGCTTTTTATTATAATATTGTGGGATATCCGACCCACCACCGAAAAAACTTATTCTAAGTGGAGTTGATGTAATAATCATGTTGTGCTATACTGAAACGTTTTCTTTGCCAAGTAGCGTGATTGAACAGTTGGATATTGTTCCTTCAATGAAACAAGAAGATTTTCCCACTGATTTGCAATCTTGACAATATTGAATCTGTTGTCGGCATATTGCTTAATAAACCGTAAATAATTTTGTGTTTCATCCATATGTACCAAGTCAATTGCTTGACTCAATAGGTGATAAAACTTATTAGCATGTACATTATGATCTTCCTCATATTGGTACATTGATGTTAAATTACCAGATGTATCGGAAAGACCGGCAAGATTAGGATGCAAACAAAGAGCACCGGCACTCATTGCTTCAATCAATGCCCTACTATTACATTCTTGCCAAATAGAAGGATAAGCAAAGATGTGTGCTTGTTGTTGGGCTTCTCTCACTGCTTCATTTGAAGCATGGCCATGATAAGTGATTTGTGGATGTGTCTTACAGATTTCAAATAGCTCCTTGAACTGATCATCTGCTTGATCCCAACCATAGATTGAGAAACTCGAGAACACATCAAGGTGAATATTCTTTCTTGTTTTTGCAAGTTCAACAAATACAGGTACAAGAAGAGCCAAACCTCTTTGAGGTGTGCTACTATAAATCAATCGGACTTGATCAGTCGACTTGACTTTATATTCAATTGGTACAATAGGTGTATCAATAACTGCACACTTATCATTTGGTGGAACACCCAATAGATTTAGATATTGATTATATTGCCAGTGACCACAAAACACCATTTTGTGAAAGCGGCTACGACTCGATACATCTTTTAGATGATTAGTCTCTGGATCATTCGGAAGATCATGTAACCAATATACTCTAATCTTATCTTCTTCAATCTTTCTTACACGCGAACAAATAATTTGAAAATCATCTACCAATCCTTCTGGCAGATAAGATGCAACCATTCGTTTAGTTTGTTCAGTACCGCCGTTTGACTTTACTGAAATTTCGTTTTCTTCAAAGCCTGACATTATTTCTATACTCCCAATGGCTTTTAATCATTAAATCTAAATCATTACTTCTATATCGATAGTTAAATCCGGTCTTTTCTATAAACTTATCGGGATTTGCAACTAGAAAAGGCGGATCACCTATACGTCTTTCACCAATTCTACATTCAACATGTGCGCATAAACCAATAAATAAATCCACTATTTGTTTAACAGTGGTACCATATTTTGTTCCTAAGTTGAACTTCAATGAACAAGCATCTCTATCATCCAAAATCTTATCGGCGTGAATTAATGCTCTACACACGTCAACTACATGTAAATAATCACGGACACATGTACCATCACTTGTATCATAATCATCACCTGTGATTATGAATGGGCTATCCTTATAGATAGCTTTATCACAAAGTTTATTGATAATATGTGGTGTATTAGGAAGTTGGCCCATATCATCGTATGCACCAATTACATTAAAGAATCTAAATGATACTGTTTTAAGCTTTAATATTTCATAGCACGAATCAATAATTTGTTCACACCAAAGCTTTGAAAGACCGTAGTTGTTCGGAGGATTAATTTCACTATTTTCAGTAACTAACTTATCGGTCTCGGCATATACAGCTGCAGTACTGGCAAAGATAAACTTATGTGTAGGTTTGAGATTTTGTATTAACTTTAATGTCTTTGCAGTATTATTTTCATAATAACTCAAAGGATCATAAGCGCTTGGGCCTAATAGACTATTGGCTGCCAAATGAAATACAGTAGAATTTGGATATTCTTTTAGAATATGTAGTGCTTTTTCAGAAGCAAAGTCATCGCAAAGAAAATCACCACAATACTTTGTTCTGGTTTTATTACGAGTCCAACAATATTCTGCCTGCGGATTATAATCAATACCAACCACAAAATAACCGGACTCGTGTAGTACTTTAGTTAGAACTGAGCCAATATATCCATATGATCCAGTTACAATAGCGATAGGTTTCATTATACTAACTTAAACCCAAAGCTCTCCATGTGTCTTCTACCCATGAATTCGATATCATAATCATTATTTTCATCGGATAAAAATTCTATAAAAGCTTTATATTCGTGATCTTCATAACCACTATAATTAGCCAATTCATCAAAAAGAAGGATTGTACCGCGCTGAAATCTATTTTTTAGTTTGTCAAGAACATATTTTGTTGACGAATATAAGTCACAATCAACATGACAAAATGCAATTTTTGCATCATGCTTTTCTAAAAATCCTTCAAGTGTTTCATTGAACCAACCAACCACTAATTCAACATTAGAGTTGACCTCTGGAAGATCACACTTAAAAAAACCTTTATTCATACCACGGCCCCAATCTTCAGGGAGGCCTTCAAATGAATCAAATCCATACACGGTTTTATTGGTAACAGTGGAAATTCTATTCACAGTTACACCAGAAAAAACACCAAATTCAAGAACTAGGCCATCTTTAGGTGAAAGTCTTACCAGTCTTTCAAGTAAAGTATCATTTGTACTATGATCTCTGTTGATCAAATTATCAATCTTTTCTTTAAAATAAGCTTCTTTAAAATTTCTAACCATTATATATCCTCACGTACTCGATGTCTCAACCCCGACGAACTCCAGGAGTGAAGTCTCGGAATAAAAACGATTTCAATATTTCTTTGATAACACACATCTTCACCGGTAATATCAGTATCCATATAATCTGAACCGATGAATCTCTTATCCAATTTCCAAACGGAAAATAAGTTTTCTAGATCATTCTCTGTGTCATAAGGTATGACCTGTTTAACATGTGGGAGAGATGTTAATTGTATATATCTTTCCAGTGTAGTCTGGACAGGCTTATTCTTTTCCGGCCTATCAATTGAAGGATCCGTATGCAATCCAACAATAAGTTTATCACAATGTTCTGAGGCCATCTTTAACAAATATAGATGGCCTGGGTGGAGCAAATCAAATGCTCCACAAGTAAACCCAACTATCATGTATTGGTTACATCAAGAACTGCCTGACGTTTAATGAATGCACGACGAAGAGACTTGGCACCAAAATACTGAACGACCAAATCCTCAACAATTCGTTCATCAAAAGGCTTACAACTGAATACATCAAGATACATTTCTTGATTTTCATTTGCAAAATGTGCACAGATATTACTGGTCTCAATCAATTGAACCAAAGTATATCCTGCTTTATTTCCGGAACCAAAGTTAACAATTTGTGGTTCACCATAGGCAACCATATCAATATCCTTGACAAGTTGCTTTGCAAAGTTATAAACATTTTCATAACTTGTCATCTTGTCAAGATCACAGCCGGCGGCATCAAGAATAGCGTGATAACCCCAGAACTTTTCTTCACTCATTATTATATATCCTTTAGTCTAAACTGCGGTATTTACGGTTTGAGTGTAAAATACACTATCAATTCTAAATGAACGCCAACCATTTTCTTGGACATCCCATGCAGCAACTACATTAGGATTCTTTTGATGAAACTCACGTTCTTCTTGTTGTTCTTCATAACTATTTTGATACATTTCAGGAAGCATATGCTTCTGAAGAGTACAACGCATAATACGTTGTTCACCATTAGTCTTAACAAAATGTACTTCCATCACTTGTTCGCGCAGATCCTTAAGGACCGTGTCACGTTGATATAAACCACTCATTATATATGTTCCTTATTCGGTAAGAAATTTACGATAGTCATTATTGGAATGTAGATGCTCTTTAAGTTGATTATAACCTCCAATATAGAATCCGTCAACAACTATTATTGGAAAAGTTTTAGCATCTGGAAATTTTGTCTTGAGTGTATTTAAAGTAAAATCCACCCCAAGCGTTTGTTCTGCATATGTAATATTACAAAAGGCCAGAAGATCCTTGGCCATATTGCAATAGATACAATCAGCTTTTGAATATACCTCAATCAACTGATTGATTCCGAACCTCCAGCACCAACAACAGTATAGCGCTGAGAAGTAGTTGAAATACCAGCAAAGTAATTGGTAAACTTACCAACGGCTTCTTCAAAAGAGTAAGCCCATACAAGTCTCTTTTGGTCCGAGAAAATAGGTTCAGATGAACCCATTTGATCCATACGAACTCGACCTTCAATTAGATATAGTAGTTGTGCTTTATCAGACATGATTAACTCCGGGTTGTTATAAAATGTTTCGGTTACAACTGGCATTTCCCTAACACTTGGATTTGTAGGTGTAGTAAATGATTGTGAAGTATTCATTATTTGGTTATATGTATCATCATTACCAAATGTTTCATAATCAAATTCGATTGGTTCTTCTGCTGAAGTTTTAGGCTTATTCTTACTTCCGTGTGGTCTTGGCATATTAATAATATTCCTCCTCAATTTATCTAATAATTTCCATATCAAGTCTTGCAACTCCTTTTTCGTAGAATCCTAGAAGTTGTGCCGATCTAGCACTAAGATCAAAATCTCTACCTCTTATATATGGTCCACGATCATTAACTCTTACAATGATAGATAGACCATTATCCGGATTAGTGAATCGAATCATAGTATTAAACGGCAATCTTTTATGAGCTACTGTCAATCCATTTGGATCGAATCTTTCACCATTTGCGGTTATTTTACCATGACGATACCATGATGCTGTTATATATCTTGGTCGTCGTGGCGGCCTTACACTTACGATAAAAGCTTCCAGGTTCTCTTGAATTTGGGCAATAACTTCATTGTCATCGGCTGACAATAATTCAGATACAGCTTGTTGGCTGTTATTCTCTTCCTCTATATGAGAATTGTTGATTGTTGTATTACTATAAGTTGAGTCAATATTGACTAATAAAAGTATGCCCAAACTCAAAAGACCAATCATTATGGTCTTTAACACGAGTTTGTCTCCTATTTTTTGATTATGTATTTAGGCCGCTGCTAGGGCTTTAAATCTATCGGCTGCAATTGAAGCAGCAAATGCATTTGGCTTTACTTGTGCTTTAATATTGCATGTACCAAGTATATATCCAACCGCTTGAGTAACAACACAAGATGATCCATGCCGTTCATCAGGATTTAGATCCAAATGGATTTCAGCCATACGTGAACCAATCGAATCGGCAAGTTTATAATATAAATCTGCTACCTTATAAACTTCGTTCATCAAACGTAGAGATGGTCTAGCAATTTTATGATCAAAATCAGGCTCACGAGTTACTTCACCAAAGATCTTAGCACCATGCTTTCCATCAATATGGATAACAACCACTGTTGCATAATCTGCAACCCATTTACCATTAGGTAACTTAATTCGTTCTGAATCCCCGCCGATATAAATTTTAGACTGCATTGATGAATTAGTAATATATCGTCGAACTTCTTCAATATCAAATATCATAGTATTCTCCTATGAGTGTATTATATCATACTTTTGTGACAAAGTCAATCTTTTTTAAATGTGCTTTGTGGACTTTAATCATTATCCATTCATTGTAATACTGATCGGATTCCAAAACACATAAGTCAAATTGTAACTTTGCTTCAAAATAAGACATTTCACCTCTCATTTTGCATAATCTAAGAATTTCTCTAGTAAAATTCTCTTCGCCTAAGTCAAGTACATCTTGACTTAGAACTTTATTTGATCCCCAGTATTGTTTCCAATCTGATTCAACCAAGAACTTTTTCTTCTTGCCTTTTACTTTTTTTGTTTTACTAAACTTTAAAAGCTTTTTACCAATATAGATTCTATTGGTTTTTAAATTTGTTATTTTATATACAAATCCGATGAATCCTTCAAGTAAAGATTCATCAATTTCTTTTTCATTATAAATCCACATGAGGGAACTCCATATTCCCTCATATTTAGGCCTTTACTTTTTCTTAGAAGTAGAGGTTTTCTTTGGTGTGCCACCGGTCTTCTTGAAACTACCAGCAACTTTGGTAAATGTTGATGTAAATCCATTTTTACCTTTATAAACTTTGGATTCACCAAATGATTTTGTAGTACCCATTAGAAATTCTCCCTTCCACCATCAGGCCATTCATCATCTTCGTCTTCTTCATCAGCTTCAATTAGTGCTTCAAGTAAAGTATCAAGCACTGGATCAATATCCATACATTCATCTAATGTATCGCAATCATAATTCTGAAATGCATCAATAAGTCCCATATAAATGAGCTTACGAACATTATCATCTACTACATTTTCTGCAATAATTTCTGCAACATCACTAAAAAGTGACGATCCTGAACTCCATCCCATTTTTATTTCTCCTTAATATACTTTGTTAGCTGGTCTATAATTATCCGGGTGCGTTTGGCTATGAATAACATAATGGTGTATATGTATTTTTGTACCGTCCGAACCTGTATGAATTTCCGGTTCATGCACACCTTTATCATTAACATAATCTGGGTGCGGTTTGATGTGTGTATCTGGTGGAAGAACCGTTTCGTGTTCTTTAAAATCTGAATGCTTCATCACAGGAAGACCTAGATCATTAGCTTTGGCATGTAAATGTATAATATGAATTTTACCTTTTTTACCTTCAGGTGATGCTTTTTTTCCTTCAGACCATTGATGAGCAAATACATGAGCTGTTTTTTTATCATGTGTTAGCGATGTAAAAGCTCTAAGTTTTGTTGACCCATCGCTTTCTTTTTGCCATTTTCTAGGATCGCTATATACACCGGAATATAGGTTAATATTATGACCTATAGGCCGGGATGTAGTTTTGTGTAATCTTTTGGCAAATCCATATTGACTATAATGTATTGGACTCTTAGACTTTAATAATGTATTGTTAATTTCACCACTTCCGCCGCCTTTTTTACCTGTATAACTTTCGACATCTTCTTTTTCTGAACTATTTAATTTTGGTATTTTTTTTAAAACAGATGTTATCGAATCTGAATTCTTACCTATATGAGAATTATCATTACGTTCTCTCCAACCAGATGTAATGGTAGGTAATCTATCATGTGGTAATTGTTCTAAATCTTGTTCTTCTTTAAGATTTACAGAAGGTGGTGCTATATGTTTAAAATGTATATAAGGATATTCTGGTTCTTTAATTATTTTTTTGTTATTTTCTAATTTACTTATAACTAAAGATGCTTTGTTTATTAATGTATTAGATTGTGTCATTTATAAACTTAGGCCTCTCATGCTCTCTGTTGATACATCTTTCTTTACACCACCGACAATGTAAGATGTGATCTGTGTTTCTTGCGGTGCTACTTGAACTTCTCCACCACTAATCCATTTTTGTGTCCATGGAAGTGGATTCGAACCTGTCTTATATATCAATGGCAATCCAACGGCTTGTAAACGTCTATTGGTGATCCATTCCACATAATCTTCCAATAGTTCTTTATTCAAACCGATCATTGATCCATCTTTGAATAGATATTCAGCCCACTTTATTTCTTGTTCGGCAGCAGACTTAAACATTGCTACACATTCATCTTTGGTCTCAGTTCGAATGGCTGCAAAATCAGGATCATCCTGAGGCAATACCTTCAATAGTTGTTGAGTACTTGCAAGATGTAGGTTTTCATCACGAGCAATCAACTTAATAATCTTGGCATTACCTTCCATCTTCTTCAATTCAGCAAATGCCCACGAACAAGCAAAGCTTACATAGAAACGGATACCTTCAAGAATATTGACAGACATAAGAGCCATCCAAAGTGCCTTCTTATGCTTATAAGAATTTGGAATTAAATGTACATGACTACCACTAGTTGCGCGTTGATTTAGATCAATCAGATTATCATAATATAAACTAATATCCTTAGCACAATTTACAATTTCTTCCATGTCAAGGATTCCATCAAGCACTTTTGACGGATCACTATAGACATTACGAATAATATGTGTATAGGAACGTGAATGAACGGATTCACTAAATGTCCAGGCAACAATCCAATTCTCTAATTCAGGCAATGAACAAATTGGACCAAATGCTGCTGATGGCGCTCTACCTTGAACTGAATCAAGAAGAATTTGTCGCTTTAAATTACTAGTAAAGATATGTTGTTCATGTGTTGATAGATCACGGAAATCTTTACTATCACGAGTCAAGTCAACTTCTTCCGGTACCCAGAAAAACCCCATTTGTTGTCTGGTCAATTTTTCTAGGAATGGATACTTTTGTTTATCAAACCGTGCAATAGTTGGAGCATCATCAAAGAATGCACGAACCTTTAGATGATCTTTTTTATTAGTTGGATCAAATACCTTATATGTCATTTAGGTCTCCTTGATTTCATAAAAATATTCTTCAGAAGTTTCTACTTGTCTGGAATTTTCAACGGAATATTCATTCATATCAATTTTGTATCCAGGATTACCGGTTATACGATTTTTAGTCCAAGCATCATCATGCCAAATGATTCTATTATTTGGATAAGCAAAAAAATTACCGTCATTCATCTTAAACATATGAGCGCATTTATGTTCAGGAGTCTCTGAGAAATTAGTATTTAATACAGCTTTATTTTCCCAAGACCAATCCATAGTAAACATGTAAATGCCTGAATGTTTATTACCACGAAAATCTATTAATTCGGCTTTTAGATTAGCAAGCCTATTTCTTATTTGAACATCGACGTAAGGAGAAAAACAATCCCAATACATATGAACATTCAAATTATGTACCGGAGCATTTGGTTTCCAGCAAAAAGCAGTTATTGGTCGCCTAGTCCAATTCACTCCATTCTCTAAAAAAGCCTCAAAAAGAGGAACTCTTTTCTCAAGAGATGCTACACTATGAACATCACATAAAGTATATTCGTCCCAACCTTGTTCATGATTAAACAAGTATTCGTTTCTTATCAAACATGTAAACGTAGGTAGATTATGATTTAAATATGCCATTAGATTTTACAGCTTTCACAATCTTCTTCATAAATTTCTGGTACTTGATTATTTGTTGGTTCAATATTTGCCTCACCAGCACCATCAGCAGTATTAAAATAGTATAATTGCTTGCCACCATACTTATAAAACATAATTACATGCTTGATAAGCTCTGATAAAGGAATTTGGTCATCATTATAGAACTTAGGATTATAACTAGTATTAACAGAAATACCCTGATCAATAAACTTCTGTAACACAGCACAGATCTTCAGGTATCCTTCGGGTGACTTTTGATCCCAAAGCAAATCATACTTATTCTTAAGTCTACGAACTTCTGGAACAACCTGCTTCAGCACACCATCCTTCGATGTCTTAACGGACACCAAAGCACGAGGTGGTTCAATACCATTTGTTGAATTGGAAACCTGAGCACTTGTCTCAGATGGCATTAAAGCCATTAAAGTGGAATTACGAATACCGTGTTCAGCAATAGATAGACGTAGGCCATTCCAATCCATATTATATACCGGTTTTGCTAATTCGTCAACATCTCTTTTGTATGTATCAATTGGAAATTGACCATAATGATATTTTGTTTGATGTGAGAATAAACATTGACCCTTTTCTGCTGCAAGATCAACGGATGCCTTGATCAAGTAATATGACCATGCTTCTGCATATTCATGGATCTTTTGTAGACCTTCAGAAGTTATATGCTGATAGTTAAGGTCATTACGAGCAAGCCAGTAAGCAAAATTGATAATACCAATTCCAAGTGGTCTTCTCGACATGGTAGACCGCCTGGCCGCCTCGATTGGATAATTTTGATAATCGAGCAACTCATCCAATGCACGGACGCTAAGAGTACAAACACGTTCAAAATCATTAGGATCACGGATTTTTCCCCAATTAATTGCTGCTAAAGTACAAAGACTAATTTCACCAGATTCATCATCAAGACTATTTAATGGCTTAGTAGGAAGATCAATTTCTTGGCACAAGTTGGATTGTCTAATCGGTGCCATATGTTTATCAAACGCACCATGATCATTTGCATGGTCAACATTCATAAGATAAATTCTACCTGTATCCTTACGTTCCTGTAAGAATGTAGAGAACAGATCAATAGCAGACACCGCTTTCTTGTTTATAGCTGGATTCTTTTCTGCTGCTTCATAAAGTTCACGAAACTTATCAACATCGGTAAAAAATGTATCATACATATCTTGAACATCATGTGGATCAAATAGTGTAATATTACCACCGGTCAATAGACGTTCATACATGACTTTATTAAACTGAATTGAGTAATCCATATTCCGAACACGATTCTCATCAGTACCTTTATTATTCTTAAGTACTAGAAGATCCTCAATCTCTTTATGCCAAAACACCGTATGAATAGTTGCTGAACCACCGCGAACACCACCTTGACTACAAGACTTAGTTGCTGCCTGGAATAGCTTATAGTATGGAATATTACCTTCGGATGTAGCATCACCATTCCGAACTGGTGTTCCAATTGCACGAATAGAACCAGCACCAAGACCAATACCAGCCTTCTGGCTAATATACTTTACGATTGCGCCAGTTGTTGCAATAATAGAATCAAGTGAGTCACCAGCCTCGATCAATACACAAGATGAAAACTGGCGTTGTGGTGTTCTAAGTCCTGCCATAATTGGTGTTGGCAATGAGATTTCGAATGTAGATACTGCATCATAGAAATCCTTGACCCACTTCAGCCGAGTTTCTTTTGCATAATTACGAAATAGAGTCATGGCAATGAGCATGAACGCCATTTGAGGTGTTTCATAATATTGCTTTGTTGCTCTATTCTTAACTAAATACTTACCACGGAATTGTTCCATACCTGCATAAGCAATATTAAAATCACGATTGTGATCAATATGCTTATTCAAGCTTTTCATTTCATCAACGGTATACTGACTCAAAATATCTTTATCATAGAATCCCGCTTCAACATTTTCATAAATGTGAATACTAAGATCCCATGGATCAGGACCACCATAGACTTCCTTACGAAGTGCATAGTTAATCAGTCGTGATGCAACATATTGATAGTTTGGAGTATCAACATCAATCAGTTCAGAAGCTGCCTTGATTAGAGTCTCGTGAATATCTTTTGTTTTAATATTATCATAAAACTGAACTTGAGACTTAAGTTCAATCTCACTCTCAGAAACACCAGTGAGATTTTCACAAGCCCAAGCGACTACACGATGGAACTTTTCCAGATTTAGCGGTTCATGTCTACCATCCCGCTTTGTTACTCTAATCATTTGTTATTACCTTACTTTTCTGTTAGAAACTTGAAATATACAGACAATTCATTCCAAGCTGATTCGGCCACAAGTCTGTGTTCTTTTTGCGTACCATTTTCCATACGCAGCTCGCAGTAATGAAACCAGCTACGAAGAGTACCGTTCATATACATACGAGATCTAGTCAACCCCTCAGGAAGTACTGCTCTGGCTTGTTCTTTAGCAATACCATTGCTGATTGCCCAATCATATACATCTCTAGACTTCACAATTAAATTTAATTGTTTCCTATTCCATTCAGCAGTCAATTCAAGATCATCTTCAACCTCAATACTATTCTGTCGATTCTTAAAATCTTGAAGTCTTGCTTCTCGAGTTACGAACCCAAGATCCTTTGTAGGATCAGCATAGCGTTGTGAAAATTCTTGAAACGAGAATGAACGATGACGTAGAATTTGTCGAGCAATGTCACGAGTTGTATCTATCTCCATAACTACATTAACCATCTCGAAAATCGAGAAGTGTTTGTTTTTAATACAATACCTAAGCAACTTTTCTGATGTACCAGTATTCATTTGATTACTGGGATTGGACACTCGAGCTGCATAAGCAATAAATTTATCTGCTGAATCAAGTCCTTCAATTAAAGGATTAGTAATAGCAACTATTTTTGCTGTGTTCATTCACTTACCTCTTCATGTTCTTTAATAACGCGTTCAGCCTCATCAGTCAATATCTTGAGGATGCCAATCTTTGCAAAAGCAATCAGAGCTTCATTATCAAAGTCAACAACCATAGTACCAGAACCGTCATCATTATCTTTAAACGAAACAACATCGAATTTCATGCTTTGCTCCACATATTAAGTGCCAATTTGGCTTTGAGATCTTTATAAGTATTTGTGTCAATTATATATCGAACGAAATCTGCAGACAATCCATTCAGGATCATATCATTCACGTCCTTATGTTCAAGATTACTTGGCCATACACATACATTATAACCATTTATTACAGCTTTGTCAATCTTTTGTTTAGTCTCTTTGCTTCGTGGTTCATTATCATATACAACCACCAAGTTTTTCTTAGGAATATCCTTTACAGTAGAAACAAGATCACCACCAGCAGTAGCAATTGAATTAAGTACAAACATTGAATCAATCGGACCTTCAAATACATATACTTTTTTATCATAATCCACTGTATCCAACCCATAAACTTTCGGTACATCTTGATCATATACAATAGTAATATACCGGAGACTTGATTCTTTATTTAAGGATCTACCTTGAAAAGCATGCATCTTATCATCTTTAATAAAGGGAATCAAAAGTCTAGGCTCATCATAAAGCAATGATTCGTCACTGAATTTTCCAGGAATAAAAGTATTGACCCAAGTAAAAAACTTAGGACAATAAAACATTTTTGAATGAAATATATTTGGGATTTGTCGACCTGCAACATATTCTTTACAAAAATGATCTGCAGGTAACTGACTAATTTTTTTAAGTCCTTTGAGCGGTCCATCCTTAATAAACAAAGGTGTTTTCATTTTTGCAACGAATTGCTCAAATTCATCCTTTTCTTTATTAACTATTTTACTATCTTTGAGCAATTCAATATTATAATCACTATATAATTGAAAGTCAATAGTTTTCAAAAAATTAGGAAAGTTTTTGGTAGCACCACAATTATGACAATGAAATAAAGTATTACCTTTTTTTTCATAAATGTAAGCCCTGGCTTTCCTGGTATTGGTGGTTGAATCACCACAAAGTATACATGAGAAATTAACCAGGGTACCAGACTTACGTTTGTAATTCCTAAGTCTAGGTGACACCATATTTAAATATTTTGAGTCAAGCCAATTCATAACTATAATCCATTTTGTAACCTCACTAGGATTATAACATGGCCAGAGAAAAAGTCAACTATAGTTTTTTGTTATTAATTTGAAATATTAAAAAGTACTTTCATAATATGAGATGCAAATAGACCTATTATTGTAATAGCACCTAATGCCATATAAAATCTTTTTTCAAGATAATCAATTTTTGAATTTTGTGCACTATTTTCCTTTGTAAAGTATTCTTTTAAAGCATTATTTTCAGTTTTAATTGTAGAATAAACATCTTTTAATGTAACATCAATTTCAGTTCTACGTTTTTCCATTGACGAAACAATATTTTCATAAGTTTTTTCTTGTTGTCCGATACGATGCTCATGCACAGCGAGCATTTTGGAAAGATCGGAGGCGACAACAGCAAGTCTTTGAATGGCATCATCTATCTTATCAAAACGCTCTTCTGGATTCATTTCATTGTCCTTTACATTTTAACATTGGGGCTATAATACGCAACTTCTTTTTCTTTGGATAAACACCCGGCTCACCTTTTGGTCCAACACCGATACCATCAACACCACCACCTCCGGCGGAATTAAAAGCCCCAGTTGAAGCCATATCTTCTTTGATTTTATCCATTATTAATTTTCCGTAGTGCTAAAACAATTTTTGTATCTAGAGGTATAGTGTCCATATAAACTATATTGTGTTCACCTACGTTATTTATTTTTTCAGGAAGTGCGTTAATTAAAATTAGAAAAGGCTTAATATGATGAAACTGTTTTTCCGCTTTTAAAAATAAAATTTTAGCTAAATGTTTATTAAAACAATTATGGAGAGTTATAATATGATTGAGGATCAATCTTTCTTTTAACTCTCCAGTTTCACAATAACGAGTAAGTAATTTTTTAATATACTTTATTCTGTCAAGATCTTCCATGAATTCATCAGTAGATGTCATACCAAGATTGTCATACACTTTAGCACAATATATTAAAAAGTTCTCATCAGTCAAATGTTCATTCATTATGTTATTATATAATTTCTTTATGATATCGTTACCAAGAAAGGGAAAGAGTAGCTTTACCCCATTTATTATTAGCAACACAAATATATAAAGTATTGCTATCATAAGCTATTTGACCTGTTACACCATTTGATGTATTGCTAGTTGGCGCAGAATTAGAAATGAATTTTGCTGCTACGCTGTTAGCAAAGTTAGCCGCAGTAATGGTTTTTGTATTAGCTGCGCTCGATGGGCTTGATAAGATAACTACCCTGTCATTTGCAGACAGGGTAGTTGTTACTGCTAATTCACTTACTTTTTTAGCGTCATTTGCCATAAGAAATACTCCTAGTTTTTAGTAGTATTTATTATGGTGTTTCATGTAGTACAATATCGTCGTTACCGTCAGCAGTTGTTGCTGCAGTGCCATAAGCAGCAGTCTGAGCGCCAAGTGAACCACCGGCTACTAATGTTTCATAATGAACACGGCCAGCTCTACCACCAGTACCCTCTCTTCTTACAACCCATCCAGCATGTGCAACACCACCATTTTTAGCGCCACGTGTCAGAATAACACCAGTTGCAGTATCGCCAGTTAGTGTGTGGGTTTGCCCTGCAACGGCGACTGTTGTAGCAATATCTACGTTCGAACCGCCAAGAGTAGTTGAAAGAGCAAGAGCAGTTGTATTGGCAAATGTTACAAAGTAAAATGTATTACCGACGAGGTTAGGAATAGCTGTATTGCCGGTAGGCACACCATAAAAAAGTCTGTCACCTGCTTGGAAACGTGAGTTAGCAGTTGCAAGTAAAAGAACATCAGCTGTATTACTTACACCACTTGTATTAGCTGTAATATTTAAAGCGGTTGGGGCTGAAATAACAACAGTTGGATTTGTAACATAACCGGATCCATTAGCTGTAACATTGATTGCAGTAATTTTACCACCAACACCGGCAGTTGTATTGGCAAAAGCATTAGCAGCGCCGGATGTTCCACCATTTGTTGCAGTAATAGTTACAGTTGCGTTTGCACTATAACCTGATCCACCGAATGTTACTCTTGCAAGACCTAGAGGACCGCTACTGAGTCCCATTTCTGTTGTATCAATACCAAATACACCAACAGCCTGACCAGGTACAAAGGCACTGATTGTTGTGTTGGTAAACATTGCAGAATCAACAGATGCGCGTGATCCAGATGAGGTGTTGCCAAAGTGTGCATTTGCACCACCACCACCCTTTACAAGAGCATATGTTCCAATTGGAGCCCCATTTGAAGACTCCTTTGTTGTTGTACTATTAGCTGTAACAGCTTGGTCGTTTCTACCCCAAAGTGGCATGGTTTTACTCCTAAATTGTTTTTCTTATTTATAAAAAGAATTATATTAGAGATGCTTATCTGCAGCGGCTCTCATTGAATCACGGCTAGCATGAACAGAATCAGCAAACTTATTTTTTTCTTGTGTAGTTTTCATGGAATCGTGAACAGACTTCAATTGTCTTGCTAGAGTCTTGCCGACTTTAGTCTTAGAACCATCTTTATGTTCGAAGGATGGTTCTCTACCTTCAACGGAATGTGCAATTTTTTCCAGTTGTTGCATTGGATGCTTATGTTGATCGTCATCCATACCAGGCTTCTTTTCATCCGAAAGAACAGCATTGGTCACATCACCCTTTGCATATTTCTTATCTGAATCAAGCCCTGGTGCTGCTATTTCAAAGATTGATTGTGCAATCTCATCAATACGGGCAAGTTCATCGGATGTAAAATCACCTTGTGTAATAAGCTTATCGGTTGCTTTTTGAATACCACGAATTCTTTTTGAGGCCTTTGCAGCAGTATCTACATTACCGGTTTTACCAGTATTGTATGATTTCAAACTTATGTCATTACCTGCTTTGTTTACATATGAGCCGAGTGTCTTTTTTGATAGTTCATCAAGTTGATCGATTTCTTCTTTAATACCATATGGATGATCCTTGAATATCTTTTCGGATTTAGCTGCTAATGCTTTACCTACGATAGTGCTACCATTTCTACTCTGAATAAGTTTATCCTCAATAGAAGCAGAATGCTGCATATGTGCGTTGTATGCCTTTTTATCACCAGCTTTACGAGCGTATTCAGCGGCGGATCTATGCTTGTCTTGAAGTTTATTAGCATCTTTTATAGACATGGTATTTTCTTCAAGTTGTTCATCTTCCTTGATTGCTTTGCCGATAGCCTTACGACGATTCTTCAAATAACTGTCTGACCTATCAACATCACCATCGTTATCAATGTCATCATCTTCTTTACCGACTGGATCAAGCTTCTTTTTCTTCTTTGAAGTAGATGTATCTTCGTCACTCTCGGAACGATCATCTGTTTCTGGTTCTACTTCAACTTGTGTCTTACCACCGGTAAGTTTTACATCATCTTTCTTTTCGACGATTTGGCGTGCAGCAGCAATTAGACTTGCTGAAAGCCCAAAGTTTGGTAATGACATTGTTGGTTTTTCCTCTACAATTTTTGTTTTAATTGAATCTGTTTTACCCAAAGTTGATTTTTTAGATGTTGGTTCTACGTCATCCATACGGGCAACATTCTTGATTTTTTCACGCTTCTCTGTATTGGTTTCTTCCTGCATATTATATGTGTGCATACCAAGATTCTTATGCTCGGGCATCTTCATATCTTCACCGCGACTTTTCAATACGTGATTAACTGCTAACAATTTTTCACTTGTATTTGTGTCCATCGAGCCTTTCATATTTCTTTGGTGGCTTTCGGACCAGCGCTTATGCATATCTTTCAAATGATCTGTATCATGATTTGAATAAGCTTTGACCAAAGGCTGATATGGCTTATCAAATACAAACTTCTTGATCATTTTTGCTTCGGCTACAGTTTCTTCTTGAGACATTTGCATTGTTTCCTTTTGGCGTTGTTCTGCTTCTTTATTACGTTTTTCTATTTCATTTTTACGGTTTTTTTCACTTGTAATCGAAGCTTTTTTTGCTGCATCTTCATGATCTTTAGCTCTACTAGCACCAATACTTAAACCACTGTTTTGATCGCTCGATGAAGATGAATCTCTAAAAGAAGAACCTCTTGAACCCATCATTTTACCTTGACTTGAAATGCCTTCAAATATTGATTTAAAATTTTTCATTTACCTATAGACCTTAACATCCATCTGTGTTTTTCATGAATATCAATACGATCCTGAATAAAATTGGATAGGCCATTCTTATCAGCAGATTCAGCAAGTCTAAGTGTTTTATTTAATTCAGATATAAGTTTTTGATTATCTGATTCTAATTCAGCAAGCATTGCTTTTGCAGTAGGAATATTCAGCTGATCATCAACAACAGAAAGCTGAGTAAAACGACTTAAACTTCCTGGAGCATATGCATCAAGTATTCTAACATGCTCGGCAATTGCATCTACAGCAGTCCAGATTTCATTGTACATACCATCAAGAAATGAATGATATTGAGGGAAATTAGGGCCCTCAATATTCCAATGGAAGTTATGTGTCTTTAAATAAAGAGCAAATGAAGATGCCAAAACCACCTTCATCTGTTGAATTAATTCATTCATTACTTCTTTGCCTTTCTTTTAGTCTTTACAACCCTAACCTCGGCAACAACCTCTTCTGCTTTCTTTTCAACAGCATTTGTAACAGCAGCAACTTCTTCTTTGAACTTATGCAATTCTTTCTTGGTGCTCTCCGCAACCATTGCAGCTTCGTTCTTTAGAAACTTATCGGTCAGATACCAAATAAGACCGCCTACTGCAGCAACAATACTAAAAAATACAAAATATTCCATTTTATTCTCCCCCACCACCACCTGAGCTTCCGCTCTTTCCAGGTGGATGTTTTTCTATTTTACCAGATACCATTCTAATCGCCACCATTGACGTAGAAACTTCTTTACGATTACCCGTGGTTCCTTGCGGAACACTAAGTTCTTTTATATATTCTTTAAATTTTAACAATCCCATGCTCTACGTGACCAGTAATTTGCGCTTGCTTTATTAGTTAAATTACCTTGACCACTTGAACGAGCACAATATGAGCGTTTACGAGCAGGGATATTCTTTTTAATACTCAAATTTTTATCGCCAAAATTAACTTTTTGTGCTTTACCATCACCGTCAGGATCCACATATACTTTTGACTTCTTAATATCACCTTTCATTGGTTTATTAAGAGGCACTGTTTTACCTTGATATGTAGCTTCACGCACTGCTTGTTTTACTATTTGTTTAGTTGTTTTACCTTGACCCGGTGTATCACTTTTATAAATGTTTGTTGCAGAATCTGTACCATAAAATCTAGAACTGGAATCATTTTTATTTGTTGATTGCGGTTCAGTTGTACAAGACTCTTGGGCGGCTTTTAAAGCATCAGCAGTTGGAGCACCTTTTGATCCAGGCTTACGCATGCGCTCACCCGAACCTGCAGCAATTCGTTTACGCTTTGCGTGAATATTATCCCAAAGGCCTCGTTTTTCTTTCAAATCCATAATACACCTCTTATTTTTTTATTATTTATAATTCAATGATTCTTTGATGATACGCAAAACAGTATAAGTAACACCCTCTTTCACCGATTTTGACTTTGCCTTCATTCCATTTACTATATCATGTCTCATTTCTTCAACATGTTCTGGTTTCATAGCAGATGGTGCACCTTTAGCAAAACCTTCTTTATCACCTTTTTGTGCAAGGTCTCTCATTTTTGAAGCAGACATACCTTCAGCGCCTTCGGCATCAGGATCTCGTTGACCTGCAGATTGTATGTTTATATGTTTAAAATTATAATGACCATGCCCAGCAGAAACACCATTGTATTTTCCGGTTAGTTTTTTAAATTCTTCAACTCTATCTTGACCAACTACAATTGTTGGATGAGTCACACCTTGATCATGTAGGTTAGACAAATGATGTAATAGAGTTGGATGTTCCGCAGTGGCCATTTTTAAGTTTGCCGTTGGAAATGCTCTTTTAGCATGTTTTAATTTTTGTTCAGGTGTTAATGGATTTTTTTTACTATCCTGTGAACCTGACATTACAATTGTATGACTTGCATTTAGTTTTTTTGCAAGTTCTTGTACATGATTAACCAATTTTTCATGACCAATTGTTGGTGGATTTAACCGCCCAAATGTAAGTACATGATGTTTTTCTTGTTCCTCTGTAACTTTTTGGAATCTACCACCACTCAGATTATGTTGTGCAAATCCACCCGCACCTCTATTCACAAATTTAAACATATTGCTTTCTTTACTGGTACCAACAATACCTTCACCAGCAGTTGGATTACCACCAATAGAAGTTTTACCTAAAGGATTTCGTTCAGTTTGACCATTTTTATCATGAACACCAAGCAAAACATTCTTTGCATTTTGTAAATGACCGTGGATTTTTAATAAATTTTCAAAATGTTTTCTATTATCTGAAATATGTTTAAGTTTATTTGCTAATGTTTGGTGTTTTTGTTGTTTGGACTTTTCTGTCTTTACACTATCAATTTCTTTTTGTGCTTTATCTGTCAAAAATTTTGTATAGCCTTCAACAGAAGGTGCACCACCTTTTCGGACTTGATCATTAATATGTTGTTCTAATGTTGCCTCGTGACCTTTTATTGAGTCATACATTTCTGGTGCTGCTTTGGAATAAGCTTTTCTAGCATTTTCCATATGCATATGAAATTTTGCTTGTTCTTCACCAGTATAATTTCTTGGATTTACTTTACCAAAAGTTTGTGATGGATCAATATTATTTACGTCTGGGTGCTCGGTGAAAGTTTTTCTTTCCTTTGCAGATAAAGGTTCGGCGACCATATTTTCAAGGCCGCTTTTGCCTTTATATACTGTATGCGTTACAATACCGAGTTTTGAATTTTTGACTTTATGGCCTTCAGAACTGTTCTTATCAACAGAATATGTAAGTAGATTTGGAGTAAAATGGTGATGACCATCCTTTGTACTTACATCACCTTTGCCATACATCAAATCACCTTGATATACACCACCGGATTCCGGCATGGTTTTTGATAAATGTTTTAATGCTTCTTTTAATTTAAGTGCAAGACCGGGTGCATGACCATGATTCTTATCAATATCTTGTTCTGTATAATTAATCTTTGGGTTTTTATTAAATGCGGACTTTGATGCAACAAAGAATTGACCAGTTTGGGGATGATTACCATAAACTATAGATGGTGCACCGTCTGCTTTATCTGAAAAAGCATGATTAGATTTTTTACCAAGAAGATGATTATGAAGTGCATTTAGTGCTTCAGTTGCTTGTGAAATACCTTCATGACCGTGATGAATAGCATAATCTTCTACATGTGTAAGATGTTTTAAATGTTTACCTTGATTATCCGCTTCTTCGTGGAGATAATTTACAAAATTAAGCATTATCGTAAACCTTTTCTCACCATTGTATTTTTACCAAGTATTGGTTTACGTACTCTTTGTCGATTTTGTAATATTGAATTTACTGCTGCGGCCTTTGGTTCAATCTTTGGTTCAGATTTTGCTGATGGTACCGGTACCGGTGATTTATTTGTAACGCCAGGAGCAGGAGCATCACCGTGTCCCAAAGTTTTTGCAAATTCATCAAGATGATCATCATTATCAAGATTTACATGACTTTTATGTAATCCTCTACTACCGTGCGGTTGAAACTGAATTGTTCTTTTACGAGGATCTGATGTTTTTTGACGAATAGTCCAAAGACCTTTACCTGTGAGACGTGGTAATCCATGACCGGTCGCATCATTTTCACCAACTCTAAAAGTGCCGTGACTGCCTATATGTAGAAAATCTACATCGTGATCTTTTAAATAAGCTTCTGCTGGTTGTAAATCTGGGTGTGGAACTGTAATATTTTGTGCTCTTCCACTTGCTGTGGTGATAGCTTTATGGGGTTCTGGTATATTTTTATTTGCATGTTCTATGAGACCGGCTTTTTCAATTGCATCCGCATATTCCGGTCTTAATTTTCTTGCTCTATCTGGAATATGCCACCCACCTTTTTCGGGATTATGTTCAATTGTTATTTGTCCGAAAGCAGCACTAGTATCTTTTTTTACTTCACCATTGAGTTCATTTGCTTGACTTGTAATATCTCTACCAAGATGTGTTGTATTTTGTCTTTTATCAACAACCGGAACATCTGAACCTGCGGTCGATCCAGCAGGTGTGGCACCTTCGGGTGTTAGACCTCTTTTTTGCATTCTTTCAAAAAAATCTTTTTCAGTTTGGTGACCTTTATTTTCAGTCTTTGTTCCTACCTTATGAACTTTTGAAGTAGGAATGGTAATTTTTTCGGATGACCCAGGTTTTGATACCACTATATGATGAGTACCTTGATCATCCACGTGATGTGAATGTATGGTTACACTATCACCTATATTTAAACCTGGTGCTTTTGATGCAATAGTATGAGTACCTTCTTTGCCAATATATGGAGTAATATATTTTGCTGTATGTCTAGCGGCTTCACGACCGGAAGCTTGTAAAGCAACTTCGGTTATATAATGCTTGAACGAATCCATATGATCAAATCCCTAGAGATGGATGAATATTTGATCTATTTATAATAAAAAAGGGTTGAGCCTTTCGGACTCAACCCTTTTGAATAGCAAATGCGGCATTGCTAGGCGGAACCCCACCGTTATTCCTAGCTATTCCTTCTCTGTTAGTCACTGTGCCACTTGCTTGACAAAAGCCAAACTAATGCCGCTTCAGTGATATTATTTATACTCAAGATCACGATTTTAGAAAAAAAATAAAAAAAATATTTTTATGCAAATCCATCAAAACTTTTACCAAACTTTGATCTCTTTTTAAAGAAATCAGAGTCACGTTCGCCAAATTCAGTTTTATCCATTAATGGTTTATCATCCTGAATTCCATCCTGGGCTGATTGGTCGACATCATATAGTTTCATCTTTGCTCTGTCAACACCGACGACAAACCGTTTGTTCTTTGCTAGATCATTATAACGATTTTTCAATTGTTTGACCATTATTTGTCCCAGACTCTCAAGTTCCTCGGATGTGGTCAAGGCAAACATCAAGTCGGCTGTAGCAGGTAGAGCAAATGATTCCGAGGTATCACTTAACTCGACATCACTATTATTAAAGCCACTTCTGGTTGTCTGTGTAGCAGAAACAATCGGGAGATTAAATTCAACTGCAAGACCACGAAGTTCCTCTGCAATGGCCTTGATATAGGTATAACTATTCATATTAGCAGAGTACTTTACTCTACTTGATGCACAAATATTCAGATAGTCGATATAGATAATATCAGGCATGAAGTTCTTCTTGAGCTTCAATTCATTAATTAAGTGCCTAAAATTGGCAGAACCCGCACCCGAGGTTGGATATTCCTTAATAATAAGTCGGCCGGTAGTCTTGGTCTTAACCCGTTCCAATTTCTTGAAAAATGTCTCCTTAGGCATGATACTAAGATCATCAATAGTCACATCAAGAAGATTGGCATCGATACGTTCGGCAATCTTTTCCTCGGCCATTTCCATTGTAATATAAAGAACATTCTTACCATCAAGTAGATTACCGGCAGCACAATGACACATGAATAGTGACTTGCCGACACCAGTACCTGCCAGAATAATATTCAGAGTCTTCCTAGGCAAACCACCTTTTGTGATTTCATTGAAGTATTCCAAGTTAAACGGAATCCGGAATTCCTTACGATGATAGAATTCAAAACGAGATTCAATATCCTCGAGGAAGTTATGACCAATATTGGTATCAAAGTTTACAGATAGAGCATCACTTAGAATTGCTGGAATGGAACCCTTGTCATTCTTTGTATCTTTATCATCGATGATTTGAATTGATTGCATAATAGCATTATAGATTGCTTTTTCTTGGCAGAACTTTTCGGTTCTCTCAACAAGCCAATCAAGTTCTGTATTGTCATCATGTGTTAGTTCACCAATGGTTTCATTACACGATTCAAATATACCGCCATTTAGTCCAGTTTTATTTTTTAAATCAATCGAAAGAGTTTCCTTAGTAGGAAACCTGTTATATTTTAGCGTATAAGCCTCAATAAGTTCAAATATAGTACGATCTGCAGCATCATGAAAATAATCAGTCTTGAGGAAAGGAATGACCTTTCGGCCATATTCCTCCCTTGCAAGAAGATTTCCAAAGATTACCTTTTCGAAGTCCATGTAGTCTCCTAAGAATTAATTTTTAATATACCTTCAACATAATTTAAAGCCAAATCTTCGGCATATCGAAGGGAATGATTTACAACATCGCAAGTCTTGACTATATCACCATTTCGATATAAGTCAACATAATAACCATAATCACTATTATCTTTTTGTATTACGGCTTTAAGCGTTTTATCATCACTATGATATTCGGTCAATACTATTCTATACATCATCATCTTCATCTTTCTTCATAATTTCACCACTGCTCAATGCATACTTATTTTTAATCCATTCCGCAAAATTAGTTTCACTAAGAATAGTCTTCCAGAAGTCACCATTATCAACAATATCTGCGGCCCTATAATTCTTTCCGGAAATTTCACCGGTCTCTTGATCGACTCGAGCATACCAACCTTGCTTTGGTTTTACAATATACTTACCTTCGAGTGCCAAATCCAGTAGACCAGACCACTTATTAATGCCTGAATCAAACCCTACAGTAATAGGAATCTTAGACTTTTCCTTGACGTAACGTGACTTTTCAATATTGATAACAAAATGATAACCAAGTAGTTCCTTATCATCCTTATCTTGTTGACGACCAATGATCCAAATATTATCTGCTGAATAATAAATCCCAGTACCACCACTGACAACTGCCTTGGAATACATTTCCTGTGTCATGTAAACATGGTTTACGACAACCATCGGAATATCTTTTAGAGTCAAGTGAGGTGTTACCATGCGGAACAATGACTTAAGTTGCTTTGCTCTTGACATATCTGCAGCCGAACTACCCTTTAGTGCATCTTCAACTTCTTTCTTTGAAGCAAGATTACCAACAGAATCAATAACAATCATGACTTTATCATCACGCTTAAGTTCCTGAAGCTGTTGCATTATATCAAACTTAAGTTGTTCAATATCGGTGATGGGTGTATGTACTACCGAGTCAAGTGGAACACCAAACGAAGTAAAATATGATTCTGGAGTACCGAATTCAGAGTCATAAAATAGAATAATACCTTCTGGGTTTGATTTAAGAAATGCTGCAGCCATCAAAAGACTAAATGCGGTCTTGAAGTGCTTGGATGGAGCGGCAAGCACTGTGAGGCCTGGGGTCAAGCCGCCATCAATACTACCTGAAAGTGCTACGTTAATCATTGGCACTCGAGTCGGAATCATATCCTTCTTGCCATAGATCTTTGAGTCCGTCAAAGTAGCTGTATAATCAATAGTACTATTCTTAATCAGTCGATCTTTTAGTGACATTATAATACCTCTTTAAATTATCGGTTAATAAGCTTATCCATTATTTCAATGAAAGAATCTATTTTTTTTACACGATCTTTGCCTGGCCATTGAATAATATCTTTATCAGGGTTCTTCTTAAGATTATTAAGAAGCGGCATAATCATTGCTCTAAGTTCAAGCAATTTACTATTATCAGACTTTATAAAACTTTCTTCATCCATAAAAGTAAAGCCAAAATCATTATCATCATTTTTCATTTTTATACTCCTTTGTATCGGTGTTCCATCCATATTACAATGGTTTGGTCCTACATCATCCCATGACATCTTTATTTCCTTTTTAATTAAAGAAACTTTCAAGCGTGCTTGTTTTTTCTACTTCCCATCCAATTGTCTCTAGAATGGATTTGATTGGTTCAATAAAACTTTTCTGTAGCTGAATGTCATAGTCAATATACTTATCCAATCCTAATTCCTTGGGTAATTCATCAGGTACTGAAATGACATTTTCATGAAGATGATTTGGTAACTTAAGATATGCAAATTTAATTTTATCACCATTACCAATCAGTTTAAGGTCATCACCCATTCCATTTTTACTAATAAAGTTATTATAAAGAAGGGCACCACGAACATGGATTGGAGTGCCTTTTGAATATATGGTCTTATTATCTTTATAAACATCAAGACCTTTCATTCCTCGGGGGAATGCGATATCTTCAAAAGGCATATTCATAAAGTTAGTTTTAAAGTTTGCAATATATTCATGAAGTGATGGTTCATCCTTATTCATGATAATCTTAATTGCTTCCTTAATACTTGTTCGGCATGCCTTAGGTGTTGATGACCGAACCGCCTCAATACCTTGAATTTTTAATTGTGGTTCACTAAAGCGAACACCTTCGATATCAAGGGCATTCAAGATGTACATCTTTTTAGCTTTCCAAATTGCCTTATTAGCAATTGTTTCGCGCTTCATGAACATCTTTTGTTGATAAGCATACATGTAATCTGCAAGATTTTTATATGACTTATTAATCATATTTTGGATCTTGGTTTCACAGAATTGGTGAACCGCCTCAACTATTTTATCACGATCGGTAATACCCAACATATCAACCAATGGTTTCATATTTACATAAATCGAGTCGGTATCACTGGCTACAATATAGTCAACTTTGGTTGTCTTTAACATTTTATTTAGATACTCGTTGAAGTCTCGTTCAATCCAGCGAATTGACAACTGACCAGACATGGTAATAGCCTCGGCAAGATCAAAGTCAAACCAACGGAAATATTCATTACCAAGAGCACCGTAAGCTGAGTTAAGTTGAATTTTTTTAGCAAGTTGTAGATTATGATATTTTGCAATATCATTAGCAATTAAACGTCGTTCCTCGACTTTATTCTTTGGTGTATCCTCAAGTAGTTTCTTGGCATCAATCATACGCTTTTTATATTCGGTGCGATCATTATACATCTTTTCCATTAGAGCAGGTAGGAATCCCTGCTTTTTCTTATGGAACTTTACACCATTTGCAGTATATGCATGCCCATCATTTTCAATGACAGCATACTGATCTAAAATGGAATCAATACTAGGGAAATATGGTTCACGTCCAACCTTGGTTTCAGGGCTGATATTATATTGCATAATCAGATGTGGGTATAGACTGTTCAAGTCAAATGAAACCACCCATTCATTCAGCCCGACCTTTACATCTTTTACGTGACCACCAACAAGACCGCCATCAAATTTTCCCTTCTTAAATTGTGGGATCACAATAGCATGATCCATAAGATAGTTATGAATAATAACATCCCATGGTTTAACAGTAGTCATTGTATCACTATAGTTCACCTTTGCGTCATATGCAAATGCAACTACTTGTTCAATAAACTTAAGTTTTTCCTCAAGTCTATCAATTAGTGTAACGTCATGGATGTTATAATCAATAAACAATTCGAAGTTACGTTCATAAAGATCATTAAGTGAGGTATAACCCTCAGCACGATAATCCACCTTCTTTTCACCAAGTTCCTTCTCGGCAATCGAATCCAATTTATAAGATTCCTGTTGCTCAAACTTGAACTTTTTGTAAAGACTCAAATAATCTAGAACATTAATTCCAGCTGGTGTGAATGTTTGGTTTTGATTGCCGTGCATCTCCACGGTTCGTTCATCAAGAATTCCCCATGGTGAAAGTTTCTTGGCTTCATGCTCACCAAGAACACCTCTGATTCTATTGACCAGATATGGAATATCAAAGAATTCAATATTCCATCCAGTTACCACATCAGGACAGAATCGACCTGACTGCCAAACTCTAAGGAAATTATTTAGTAGATGCCATTCATCTTTGCATTTAATATAAGTGATATTGTCTTCTTTTGGCTTATAATCAAACATGCCAAATACCACCTTTTCACCTTTTCTACTGATGGTGATGGCAGTCACTTCTTTATCGGCTTTACCAATATCAGGAAATCCACCCGATGAATCGGTCTCAATATCAAGTGAAATGATATTAATTAGTGATGTATCATAGTTAATTTCACCACGAAACTTATCATAAATAAACATGTATCCAAATTGGTTAAAGCCATAAATTTCCATATTGGAAACATCACTATACTGCTTGAGGAAATCACGGGCATCGGTGATCGAATCAAAATTCATCCGATCAACCGGTTTTCCATCAAGTGTTTTATATTGTGTATTATTGTCTTTACGAGATGAAATAAAGAGATATGGCTTATAATTTACAATCTCGGTAATACGAGCATTATTTCTATAACCGCGATAATAAACCCTATCACCGCGTGTAAAAATATTAGTATAGAATTCCATTATAAAGTTCCTTCATATCCTCTGATATTATCATAGGGAGCAAGGAATGTCAACCACCAAATATAGTTAGTGCTTTTGTGTATTGACTTTGGCGGTCTTCCAAACCGTGTGTCCCACCATTAATTTTTCTGGTGCAACCTACAAGATCACCATCATCTGCAAGTATATTAAGATTATTCGTATCCCAGAACCAACCGGCAGACATACACGCACCTTCTGGTGTAGTCAAATATTGAACTGCTTTGTCAAGAGGCATAATCATACCCTTAGCAAATCGTTCATAATTATTTTTACCGGTAAGTTGAATAAGTCCACGACCACGATAACGATAACCATCGCCACTGGATTCAGATCCATTACCCATTCTATTAGCATATACTTTATTTGCTATCTTTTCAGGATTTCTGGCATAAAAATTAACATCAACATCTTTGAAATATTTTGGAAATACTACAAGGAGTCGATCTGCACTATAATTTAAATTTTCTTGGGTTGCCGTAAGTCCACCAGATTCATGACTTATTTGAGCTAAAAACATAGATATACGTCTAGGTGTGTCAATAATATATCTATTAAGAGTACGATTCATAGGTTCAACATATGAATTCACAATACTTTTATCAGTTCTATTAAAAAATCTTATCAATTGATCCGAAGTTACTGGCTTCATTTTGTGGACTTTCCATAAAAAAAGGGAGACTTTCGTCTCCCTATTTATTACACACCTCTAACTCGCTTCATTCCACAAGCTATAGCATTGACATCGGTACGATTTAGACCAATATCCTTTAAATCACGATCAGACATTTTTTGAAGATCAGACATTTCCCTCCAAAAATTCATAATACCACAAAACCAGTTATAGGCGTTTAACATTTTTTATTCCTTTAAGAATGTTTTAGTATCTGAAGCGGGAGTAGGTGTATCCGCAATTTCAATCTTCTTTGGCTTCTTATCTTCTGGGATAATATTCTCGAGCCAAACCTTAAGCATACCATTCATTAGGTGTGCGTTATGAATTACGACATTATCGGCAAGGGTGAATTGACGTGTAAATGCACGACCTGCAATTCCCATATGCAAATAATTATCCTTTGGTTCAGAATCAGCCTGGGCATTACCCCTGATTACAAGCTTATTATTTTCAAGCGTAATCTCAATGTCTTGCTTGGCAAAACCAGCTACAGCCATTTCAATAACATACTTGTTATCTTCAGTCTTTTTTAGATTGAAAGGGGGGAATGTTTGACTTACATTATTGGCCAGCCAATCGGCATTTGCCTTTAGAGTCTTAGCAATCTTATCCGATCCTACAAAGAAGCGATCGAAATTGCTTGCATCAATATTATATACTTTCCAAAAGTCCATTTGCTTTTCTCCTTATTAAGCAAGATTGTATAATGTACAAACCCATTAGGCGCATGTACACGTTTATTTATATCACGTATATACCAAATTGTCAACTGTTAATGAAATTTATTTTGCATTCTTTCTTCAGTTGTTACGTAGATAGTCATCGTATCACAATCAAGTATATACATTGGAGAAAGATTATTCTTTTTATAGATTCTTCCTGTTTTTAATGCGTATATAAATGAATTATCGGGGTCTTCATCCGATAAATATTTGGCCGAATCTTTGATAACTTTTTCAGGGATAATTTTTAAAGATGCTGACATGTTATACTCATTAGAAAGGTTATAATACAATGGATTTTGGATTAAGTAAAATCGCTATATATTTAGTATTAGCTTTAGTCGTTTCCGGTTCAATTGGTGCTGCCTATCTTGGATGGAAGCACAGTATTGAACAACAAGTTATACTTGAACAGAATCAACGACAATTAGAACAAACATTAAAAGATCAACAAGAATCTGTAAGACAACAACAGGAAATCTCTGATCGTCAAAGAGCAATTGCTCGTGAATTGGAACAGAGAAATAGAAGTTTACAAACACGCATTGAAGCAACCAATCAATTTATTAATTCACCACAGGCTGCAGCAAATGATAGACCTGCTTCAGACATTATAAGACAAACCATAGAACAACTTAGACAAGGTAATACAAGATGAGATATGTATTTATTTTATCCTTATTGTTACTGATTGGATGTAGCAATCAACCTTTTATGTTAAGATCAACTCAAAATGTCTTAGTAATACCCGAGGAGGGTATGTACAACTGTGAAGTTGTCGATACTTTTCCTGACACAACAACCCTTACAGACACGCAGGTTGCGAGGTTCATTGTCACGCTATACCAAAACAACGTGCAGTGTAGGAATAGTATTGACGCTATTAGAACGTTTCTAGAGAACGCCAGAACTACCATTAATTCCCCACAAGAGAATCAAACTCAACGATAATATCTATAATTTTGATGACGACGATAATTGTTATGATTATGATTACGGTGATAATTATTACGATAATATGAACGGTAGTATCGATGACTATAATAGTATGTTGTCGGTGCTACATATCCGGTAGTAACCACGGGTGCACTTGGATAATACGTGGTGGTTACAGGAACACACGCCGTAACCACCAACATACCAGTTAATAGAACTATAGTTCTAAACATTTGGATATCGTGACATCACAAAGAAACGTGCGCCAATCAAATATCCAAGTTCCCAAAGTCGATTCTCTGCATTAAACCTAGAAATATAGTTCATCGCTTCACCTCTTCAATAATAGGGCGCCCAACCATACTGACCGATGTATTGGAAATCTTGCGCGCAAAATCAACCGCATCATTGAAAAATGAAAACCGTTGAGAGCGCTCGACCATCATACCAAAATTCTTTGATGTGTGGTCTCTTTCAATTTCATTATAAGTGCATTTATAAGCAGTTGTAAAAGCCATGTATGATCTCCTTCATATCATAATATTATATATCAAAAAGGTCAATATTTTTTATTATCAACGTCTCATTTGTGCAGAATCTTTTGCGGATTCTTTACTAAACACAGGTTGGAGACAACTCTTATGCATAATAGCAATACCAACCAACTTATCACCAGTATACTTGTTCTCTTCCTTCTTCATACCAGTCTTACCAAGATCAGTAAAATTACCGTCTGAAAGTTTTTCGATTGGTTTAGAGAATAGAGTCTTAAGCTTACCGCGTTTTTGTGGTTTCAATTGACTTAGATGCACGCCATTCTTAAGCAACCATGCCTCATGTTCGGCCTTAGCTTTAAGCTGCTTAGCATTCAATTTCTTTTTATTGGATCCAATATTATTAATATATGGTTTTAGCAATTGCATACTATATCCTCTTCATTGTCAAGTACATTATACACCATATTGGATCTAATGTCAACACTTTTTGCATAAAAAAAGGCAGGATTTTTGCCCTGCCTTTGCTTTTATTCTTCACCACGTATCAAAAATGTTATATTATGTCGTTCTGCTTTATAAAAGTCTAAAATCATATCAAGAGATGTCCGCGGATCGCAGTCACCACACATAAAAACATCAATTCCAGCATATCCTTTCTCGGGCCACGTATGGACTGAAATATGGGATTCAGCTAAGATAATAACCCCGGTATAACCATGCCCGGATCCGAAATGATGCCATCGTTCCGTTAAGATGGTGGCACCTGCATGAATGGCAGCCTGTTTTAATAACTCCGCTGCTTCATCCATATTCCAATATGGAAGTGAACCAACTTCACCCCATACATCAAGAATTAAATGTTTCCCTAGTGGCGGGACTGTTTTCTCCATTTCATGAAACCTCACTGTAAATTGTTGATAGTGGGTTTATTTATATTATAAAAAATGGTGGAGAATATCGGAATCGAACCGATGACATTTAGCTTGCAAAGCTAACGCTCTACCAACTGAGCTAATTCCCCTAATATGGTACCTCAAGAGGGACTTGAACCCCCACGCCGGAGCACTGGAACCTAAATCCAGCGTGTCTGCCAATTCCACCATTGAGGCTAAACTAAAAATGCCCGAGCTGGATTTGAACCAACACAACCGGCACCAAAAACCGGCGTTCTACCATTAAACTATCAGGCAATAAAAATGGTAGGAGGTACCGGGTTTGAACCGATGACATTCACGGTGTAAACGTGACGCTCTGCCAACTGAGCTAACCTCCCAAAATGGTCTGCGCGGAGAGATTTGAACTCCCGTTATTCTTCGTCCCAAACGAAGTGCCATTCCAGGCTAGGCGACGCGCAGTTAAAATGTATTATACTATCGTTTAGTCGCTTTGTCAAGCTCTTTTAGTCGAGCCTTGAAATAATCATGAATGATTATCCAAGTTTCATCTCTATTCTCTAGAACTTCTAAGTTTAAGATATTCATAAGCTCGTCTTCAAAAGCTGCCTTCTTAAGAACATCAATAGAATAACCAGCCATATTTATATCCTTTTTTGTAAAATATGGAGGAATGGGTGGGATTCGAACCCACGGAACCAGTTAAGGTTCGCACAGTTAGCAACCGTGAGCTTTAGGCCACTCAGCCACCATTCCAAATAAACTGGAGGAGAGCGGGTGCACTCGAAGCCCAATCCTTTGCAGGATCCAACCGCTTTCAAGGCGGTGCCGGTACGCCTGTCCGGTTCACTCTCCAAAATGATATAATTTGGTATAGTCTTTACCATATTTTGCCATGGCATAATCAGTATATTTTTTTATACTTTGTTTATCTAAAATACATATTTTTTCATTGAAATGGTCAAGTTTTGATTGAAACTGATCGGAATAATACCCCTTTATTTCATAATATGTATCATTGATTATAAAATCAGGATAATATTTTTTTGTAATACCTTTATATTTATAAAGAAAAAACTTTGTATTTCGCAAAAAAGGTATATTGTGATCTATATTGTATATAACAAATGCTAGTTCCCAAGAACTATCACACCATATATTTTTATAATAACCCTTTTTACCTCTCCCAGATCCTTTTCTATAACCACCATTGTTTATTTTTGCTTTTTCACTTATTTTTTGTATTCTTTTTAGTTCTTTTTCTTCTGATGAGGCTCTACCACTTGTAGATCCTTTTATTCCTTTATTCCAAGCAGGAATAGAAGATTTTTTACCTTTATTCCATGGAATATTACCTTTTTTGACGCCTGCAAATGGGCTTCTGAAAGCCTTTACATAATCAGGATTAAGTTTACAATGTTTTTCGTGTTTTGCTTTAGCACCGGGATTTGGATGGGTGCGTAAACAATAGTTACAAATAAATAGTGACATGCTGGAATCTCCGTTTGCATTCTAGAATGGTTGGGGACTGCAATCCCGTGAACCATATCTTATTTATACAAATAGAAAATCAAGACTAGAGCCTTCAACCACTCGGCCACTCTTCCGTATTAGTAAACTTATTTATAAGGCGCCAGGTGGTATCGAACCACCACGTATTGGCTTATGAGACCAATCGGAACACCTGTTCTAGCGCCACAATGGAGCGGGTGGCCGGCAACGCTCCGGTCCTCTCTAGCTTGGAAGGCTAGGGCACATCTCCTATACCACACCCGCAAAAAGTATCAAAGACCAGAGCCCTGCAAACCATGGGTGGGATTTATCAGTTTTACTAGCAGTCATCTTGAACCAGGAGAGCCCATTTATTCCTGGTAGTCTTTGATTTTGGTAGACGTGTAGGAATTCGAATCCTATCCAAGCAGTAATCAGCTGCAAAGGGAATATAAGGCCCTTGTCATCACCCGATGTCACGTCCAAAATATGGTGCCGGATGAGAGGATTGAACTCCCGACCTATCGCTTACAAGGCGATTGCACTACCGCTGTGCTAATCCGGCAAACTTGGTGCTTCCTGATGGTCCCGACCCATCGACCTTTCGGTTATCAACCGAATGCTCTACCAGCTGAGCTAAGGAAGCAAATTTGGTCTGGGCTAACCCACCATTGATTTCAATAGCAAGTTTATCTCTTCTCTTACCCCCAGACAGTAAGAGCGTATCCTATCTACACAATGCACAAAACCGGATAGGAACAGTTTTTGTGCGACCTGGCTCCTCGAGTTCGATTCGAACGAACGACCTAATGGTTAACAGCCATTTGCTACTACCAGCTGAGCTATCGAGGATTATATGAGATCTAGTCATTGACTAGATCTCACTGTATGAACTTATTTATAGCATATCAATCAGTCGATCATTTTCATCGACACATCGAATTCGAAACTCAGGATAATAAACCTGTGCTTGTTGCATTTCCCTCATTACCATAGCACCATCGGCTAGAGCAGTAAAGGTAACACAAGTACGCCAACCAGAATTATCCAAAAATTGAATCCTATAATCACCTGACATTACATATATCTTTCATATTAAAGGTTAAACAAATGAAGCAAATTAGAGGACCCGGTGGGATTCGAACCCACGTTATAAAGATTAAAAGTCTTCTGTTTGGCCACTAAACTACGGGTCCTCTAATTTGTCCCAAAATCATATTAACATATTCTTTCTTATTTGTCAACCTTTTATATTCGGACCATTTGACACGAATTATGGTCCAACCAAGTTCTTTAAGATATAAATTTCTTCTTTTATCACTTTCAACAATTCTTTTATCTAAGTAGTGTTGATCCCCGTCAATTTCAAGATCAATTTTTAGTTCAATAAACGCAAAATCTAATTGATATGGACCAATTTGATATTGTTCTTGAAAAATCAAATTGTTTGAATCTAATATAGCTTTCCAATATTCTTCGGCATATGATCTACCTTTTGAATAATGATTCAGTTTATATGGTACCATATCAGGATTTTCATGTAAAAATTTTATTCGCGCTTCACTTATTTTCCTTTTGGTATTTTCTGTATGAGGTCTTTGATTAGCTTTACTTCTTTTTAAATGAGATTCCTCTGAAATTTCCGGTTTTGGTAATCCTAATTGTTTGGCTTTAGAATAACCATTTAAATTTGTGCCTCTTTCTTTTTTGGTACGCATTGCAAGATACCAAGCGTCACTCTTAGTTTTTTTCATATTAGGAATTCCTTTCCTGCTATTTATAAAACTAGAGCACTCAACTAAAATACAGTGATCTATTTTATAGATCAAAAAAATTTGGTGCGGGCTACCGGACTCGAACCGGTACAGCTTTTAGCCGAGAGATTTTAAGTCTCTTGTGTCTACCATTTCACCAAGCCCGCAAAAGATTACTTAACTGAAAGAAACCTTAGTTCCACCAAAATATTCAATAACTTCATTGATGGATCGAATCTCGTTCATCAATTCTTGATTATATGAATTGGTGTCTTCATTCGGATTCTTGTTATTCAACTCAATAATATCAATAAGAACACCAACAGTATTGGTCAAATGTGAAATAACAATTTTATCGGCTTGTTCTACATCGATAGTGACTGTTAGCATATTTAGGTATTCCCTTGTTTATATATGTAATATATCCCATTTCGGGGGGTATGTCAACCAAAAAATCGTCGAATCGGATTACAAAATGTTAACAAAACTTTTGTTGACTTTGCCCCGAAAGTTTGTTATAATAACTTATAAATTGAGGATAGATATATGACCGTCATACTTCAGATTAACTCGCCAGGATACTATGTCTCGGAACTGATCAAAAATCGTTTCCAAGTCATGGAATCCACATTGACCCGTGAATTTTTTGTGTGGGATAATACCATGCAGAATAACCTCCGGGCACGTGATGGTTCGATCCTTTACTTTAAGACTCAAAAGGATGCTAAGAATCATATTTCTAAGAATAAGTTTTAATGCATATCACACTCATTGATCGGTCGTCAAAGGTTGATCCGAATATGATCTTTGAGTCGCTGGTTCATTATGGGGAAACCATGATGAGCAAACGACTGCTGAGGAATATCGAAATCCGAGTTGTGGTTGTGAAAGGGCTTGTTCGTAAAGATAAAATCGATGCGGATTGTGTATGGGAGGATATTAATATCCGACCACGTGAGTTTACCATCCGCATTGATGGTGATATGGGTAAAAAACGGACTTTGCTGGCGCTAGCGCATGAGATGGTCCATGTGAAACAATATGCGCTAGGTCAACTTAAAGACTACCTAAGAGACTCTTCTGTGTGTTCCTGGCATAATATCCATCACTCAAAAAATGATGGGGGTTATTTCACCTGGCCATGGGAGGTTGAGGCTCACCGTATGGAATCAGAACTTTATCTTGGTTTTAATAAACATAAGAAGGAGAAAAGTTATGCAAAAGCGCTCGGTTCCCAAAAAGCGGAATCCAATTGCTCGGGCTCTGCACACACCTTTGTTTCGAAAACGAGTCGTCGAGTCTAAAAAAGTCTATAACAGAAAGAAAGAGAAGGTTAGTCCCGAGAAGGATTAATCTCTCTTTCTTTTTCGTTAGGTAGATTATCCACGATGAGAAACTTGGTATTCTCATCTAGCACTGGATAAGCGTTTAAGATTTTTCTAGCTTCGATCAGTCGATCCAACACCCTTGAGATGGTCTCTTGGGTGGTTTTGTCGTTCGAACCATACTTAAGATCTTGAAGTGCTGAATCCAGGTTCATATCGACTGAATAATCCACCTGGTAAAGATCACCATCGCGTTCAATTCGCTCGAGAGGTGGGAATAAAAGATCCGTCAGTCGTTGAAGTTCTTTATCTCGTATAATAATTTTCACTTCTTTTTGCCAAAACCACTTAAACATAATATAATATATCCTTTATTTTTTCTTACGGCCTACCGTATATTTGGATACAAGAGTCCATTCATCCTTGTCCTTGAAAGGTAGCACCTTAATCTTATTAAGAGGTGTTTTTGGTTCATCAAAACGTTTATAGTCAACGATTCGAAATAAACCCCATTGCTCTACAAGACTGGCTATAGTATTACGGCGGCCTAAATCATCTTCGGTAAAGTCTGATTCTTTGCCATCAAGTAGAAATAGTTCTTTAAAATGAACTATGAAATATCTACCGCGATTATGTAAAATATGACAAGATTGGTATAGCTTCTTCTCTTTATGGGAAGCTATACCAATACGAGTAAGAGTTTCTTTAATTTTTAAGAAATCTTCTTCCTCAGCTAGTTTCACTTCTAGGAATGTTTCTATTATAGACATAACAGTAGTACCTCATTATTATTTTTCTTTATTTATTATTTTTATTCCTTGAGTCTGGATACACATATTGTTCCAAGAAGTCTTTCTTTTGTGTTTCTGTAAGCATATTCCAAAAACGTTTTGTTTCATTTAGATTATAATTAATAATTTTACCAATATCTTTAAGGATTTTTAATTCCTTTTTTTCATCCTCTGTCTTTTTAAACCATGCATCCTTTTTGAATCTCTTGCGCTTGGCTACCTTATAGAATAGGTAGTCATGTTGCATCTTTTCATCGAGATGGAAATTTGAGTTTAAAAAGATAGCATCAGAAAGAGTGTCTGGAAAGATAGACATGGCCTTGGTGACGATATAGGGCTCAAACGATGACTTTGTTTCATCGCTGTAGATATATTCCTTACCAAAATTAATATCGTTGATAAACGAAAATGGGTTAACACCAGTGCCCTTTTCTTCCTTCTCTTCGTGTTTAATAACCCTGCCGAAAATGGTAGATATAGAATTAGGATCTACCTTTTCGGCTTGTTTACCACGCTTGGGCTTAACAGCCATTATTGCCACTCCAAGCGCATCATGAGTTCTACAAAGAATGCCAACATATTAATTTCATGGTTGACCACAAATGCCGCCTTGTATTGATAATCAGCAATAATAACAATCAGTTCGGGGATAGACTTCTTTGAAACATATTCAAATGAATTTTCATAGACCGAACGAAATACGGCAACCTGATCTTGATCACTATTATCATGAACCCATTTCCGAACTCCATCAAAATCTTTCTTCTTACATGCATCAAAGATTTGCTTGACTGATAGGTCCTGGAAATTAGTCAGAATACCTGAGTCAATAGAACCGATAGCACTATAGCGCTGCAATTCATTAAGCACACGCCTCCAGTCCGGAAAGTGCTTTTGGATAACATTTGCAACAACGGCTTGATCGTATGAAATTTTTTCAGAATCAAGAATACCAATTACACGCTTAAAGAATTGTGATGCCAACTTAGGCTTACAATCCTTAGGAATACTAAAATCAACGACCGAACATCTGGAATGCAGAGGTGCAATGATTCGATTCTTATAATTACATGTAAGAATGAACCCACAGTTACGACTGAACTCTTCCATAAAATTGCGGAGAGCAGGTTGTGTAGAGTTAGGATTTAGATAATCCGCCTCGTCCAGGATTACATATTTACGACCACCAGCAAACGATACGGTGGAAGCAAAGTTTTGGATTTCATTACGGAGTGTGTCGATGTTACCATTCATCGAGCCGTTAATGACAATATAATCACAACCAAGTTCTTCAAGCATAGCCTTAGCTACGGTAGTCTTACCAACACCTGCTGAACCGGTGAGGAGTAGATTTGGAATATTCTTTTGATCTACAAATTGCTGAAACGTTTTCTTTAGTTCGATCGGAAGAATAGTGTCACTAATCTTTTTTGGACGATACTTTTCCACCCACAAAAATTGCTCAAGCATTTAAATTCTCCGTCATAAAAAAGGGTAGAGTTATACACCCTACCCTATTATACACCAATAATACTATATTGTAAATCAAAAAGTGCTTGTTGCCTCAATAGCTACGTAGTATGTAGCCTCAGTACCAACAAACTTTGAAAGGCCCTTAGAAGAAAGTGTGACAACATAGTCATCAGGAACCATCTTAAGATTATCAGGCTTGAAAATAGCCTTAAAAACCTTATCGGTAGCACCAACCTTTACACTATATTGATTTGAGGATGGGTTTTTACTATCAATTGCTTGAATAAGGATATTATCACCATCGCCGACAAATGCAATTTCAGTAAGTTCAAGAATACTGAGTGCCTTGGCAACACTAGGAATATCAGTTGCTGAAATCTTAAATTCTGCATCAACTGATGGGATATTAATATCCTTATCGGGTGGCGCAAGAATGATTGAGGAATCGGCATAGTGATATACGATCTTGTTCTTTCCATCGCTGATGGTCACAGAACTTTCATCAAAGTCAAGATCCGGATCCGTAAACATTGAAATACAACCAATAAACTGAGACAGATTGTAAATTGCAAATGGGTATTCAAATGTATCGGGAACCTCGGCCCGAGCAAGAATGGTCTTGCTCGAGGAGATTGTCTTTAGAATATTTCCAGGCTTTACAATAATCGAGGGATTGATTGTTGCAAAGTTCTTAAGAATATTCAGGGTCTTATTATTAATCTTCATTCACGTTCTCCATTATAAAATATAAAAATTACTTCTTGGTCTTCTTCAATAGACCAGGGTCAGCGGTAGCAGGTGCACCGATAGAAGCTAGATCAACCAATGATCCGCCAAAGATATAACTACCAACGTGTTGAAGCTTCATCCATGGGCAATACCAAACCTTACCACCGATTTCAATAAGCTTCTGACAGAACCAATAGTCTTCCGAAAGATAGCGCTTAGAAGCAGGATCAATTTCAGCCTGGAAGTATTGCATGATTTCACGAGAACCATCAAACTGTTCTGTGCGGACATGATCTGGTTTATAACTATACTGAGGAAATGCCTTTTCAAACTTTTCAAAAGCAGAGCGCCGAGTCATCATAAATCCGGTACCAATCTCAGACACTTCTACCGGAATATCAATACGGATATTTCCACCACCACCCTTTGGATTAAAAACATAATCACCAACATACTTTTCAAGGACATTGGGATCCTCATCAGCAATACCCTTGTCGACAGCAAGCTTGATCTTTTCCCAACTGATACACTTCTTAGGATAGGGCCCTGCAAGGACATCATATTCGGAATCATCACTTTGGAGTGCAAGCATTGCAAGAACATCACGAGGATCAAATCCGATATCCGAATCAATGAACATCATGTGGGTGCAATCGGACCGCATAAACTCATCTACGCAATAATTACGTGCACGAGTGATAAGAGATTCATTGAACAAAAAGTATGAACGTAGTTCAATACCATTAGATGTACAAAGAGATGTCAAGTCAGCAACAGACTTAGCAAACATACCTGCACATTGACCACCATACATAGGGGTTGCCAAAAAGATCTTACGCTTACGAAGTTCTTCAATTTGAATCGAGATTTCCATGATTAATTTTCCTTATTTTCATTTTCAATGAAGTGATAATTTAAAGCAAGAACAGTATAGTGAAGAACCTTCATCAGGTCATCTTTGTTTTTACCATTCTTTTTTCCATAGCGAGAAGCATATTTAATAACATTTCCAATATAGAAACCTTCGGCGTGACCAGATGAAATTATCAGATCTTGTGCTTGGACTCTATCTCCGTAATGACTGCCATATGTCTTCATTATATATGCATATAGCTCGTCTAGTATTTGACCTTCGTTATACTTAAACAAAAATTTTTCAGGTGGCATTAGTTACTCCCATATCAAAATTAATATTCTGTTCAATTTCCCTAGTATCTTTTTCATACCCCTTACGATAGTTATTATTTTCCCTAATAACAGTCTCCAGGACAGAGAAATTTTGCTTATTCTTCTTAGAATAATTCAGGAATGCCATGGTGTCTTTAGGGAAACATGCACCACCAAAACCTCTCTTTCCATCAAAGCCGGGGACAGTTGTATGTGATCTACCTACACGGGAATCAGCAGTAATAGCACTGATTACCTTACCGAAATTTGCACCCTCGGAATTAACAATATCATAGAATTGATTAAACCAAAGAACCTTAGATGCCAGATAACTATTAACACCATACTTGACAAAACTGGCATCTACCGCAGACATATGATATACTGGACAAGGCTTGCAAAGACTATAATACTTATATAATTCCTCAACCTTACTAGTATAGTCCGGATTACCACCAAAAATATGCATGAAAGGATTTACAAAATCCTCATTGGCACTTTTTTCGGTTAAAAACTCCGGGTTATAAACAATCCGATCACGATGAGGTCCTCGGAAAATTTTACTGATAATATCAGGAGTGATTGTAGATTTAATGATAATTGTTCCACTTGTATTTTTCTTTAATACGGCCAAAACATTTTCAATAATAGAGGAATCAATACTACCATCAACACCCATAGGGGTGGGGACACAGACGAATGAAAAATCTATATTATCGACTGAGGAGATGTTTTCAACTGGGTTATTAAGCAGTGGATCAAAAATAAACTTTTCACACATAATATCGGGAAAGCCATAATCAACGGCCTTTCCAACAAATCCATGACCAATAATAGCAATCTTCATTCAATTTACCTCATAATATGCTTTATACCATTCACAGAATTTTGCAACACCTTCAGGAACAGAAACCGAAGGTTTCCATCCAAGAGCCTGTAACTTGGTTGTATCGGACCAAGTTTCCAATGTATCGGCAGGATGCTTTGGGACAAAATTCTTGGTAATAATTCGATCAAAATTAGTTTCGATCTCGGAGATAAAATCCATAAGTTGGATTTGTTCACCTCTCCCTATATTATATATCTCATCCAATGATTTGTCAATACATATAATGCGATCTAGAACAATAATAATACCATTGACGATATCGTCTACATAAGTAAAGTCACGCTTCATATCACCATAGTTAAAAACATTAACTGGTGCACCGGTAACAGCAGAATTTGCAAACTGAAATAGAGCCATATCGGGGCGACCGTATGGACCATAAACAGTAAAGAACCTAAGACCAATAGTATTTGGAATCTTAGAAGTCATAAACTGACATTCATTTGTGCGCTTGGTGTATCCATATGGATTTAATTGGTGACCAACCGGAACATCTTCACGCCATGGCAATGGATTACCTGCCATAACGCATGAAGTTGAAGCATAAATTACTTTCTTTACACCATAAATCTCACACATAGCGATAAGATTTTGAGTCGCTACAATATTATTTTGAATATAATCCATCGTATGGTCAAGTGAATGTCGGACACCCGCATGAGCAGCAAGATGGATTACAATATCAGGCCTATTTGTAATAAAATATTTCTGTAAGACCTTAGAGTCGTTCAGATCATGACCAAAAATTTCAACCTTGTTAGTATCAAATAGGATTTTTGCACGAGCATGCTTCAACTCGACATCATAATAATCATTAAAATTATCAATAATATGAATGGTATCTTCACCATTGATAAGTTTCTGTGCAAGATGAAAACCGATGAAGCCTGCCCCACCGGTAATTAAAATTTTAGCCATTAATAATTTTTCCGTCCTTGTGGATATACATCACTGGAATATTCCAAATCTTCATATGCTTCGGGTGTATCCCATTCACGAATGAGTCTCATACCATAATTATCCACTTTGTTGAAAATGTCAACATCTTTTTTCAGGATTGGTCGATTATCTCTAGCAGGTTGACCATTCTTATTAATAATAGCATTAAGGTCGACATGATGATGCACTCGACCGTAGCGCTGGTCAAGAGTAACTACATCTGGATGCATCTCAACAAGCATTTGTGACTTCTTGAGTGAGGCATCATCAGCATAGTTATTATAAACTTCCGATGTATTACCGCCCTTGACAGTACCGGTTCTTGCTTTACCACAAAGGAAAGCATAGAATAGCATTGTGCAAAGACCTTCCTTAAGAACACGGATAGACAAATCAACGTCTTCATTATAGCGACCACGCCACTTATGTGGACAATCATTGTCGATTAAGAAACATGACATGATACGAGTGTTAAGAATATACGGTGGGTATGGATAATCATCCACACAGAAAAACTTATATTGGAGACCTGCTAGGGCAATATTTTCATACCGATCCACAAAATCTTCGGTTGCTCTAAAAATACCAGAACCTTTCTCCACACGATAACGCTTATTCTGATGAAAGCGCCAAAACTCATAGATATTATCATCCATAAGCCAATGACGCTTAAATCCATTTGCTTGTGAGTGTCCCCAGCACCAGTTACGGGCAGGACCTGAACCTTTACCATGATTACTGAAAGGTAAAGTAAGTACTTTCTTTGGATCAATTACAGCAGCATAATTATCATATTCTTGAGGTTCAACCGCAATATAATATGGAACACCCATACGCTCTAGGGCTTTACTAGTATATCTAGAATCCCATCGACCTTTACTGATAATGTAAATCGGATAACGGCTTGCTTTACTCATCTTCAATAACTCTATTCATATTGTTTCGCTCACGGCCCTTATCGGGATACCAAATAACATTTGTCTTTTCGGTCAAGGAATAACCGGTGATTTCAGCAAATTTCTTACGATCTTCCATGGTAGGAAATTTAATTGAAATTTGTTTCCATGGCTCAAGATTTTTAGTAACAAATGCTGGCATACCTGCTGCATACCATTGTGCATACGGATTTCGCCAATCCGTTTCCAAATCTTCGATCGTTTTATGTAGATTCATTTTAATCTCCAAAAAAATTCAAAATACCATTATCTTTATTTGCTTTAAAAATAAGATCTTTAGTTTTAGGCGATGGGACTTCATCAATCAGTTTCATGAATTTGACAAAATCATCATGTGATCTAAAATTTACAAATAAAGATTGCCATTGTTCAGGAAAATCTGGATCAATTTTCTTGGGTGGAACAATTGGCTTTTGATCGGTTTCCTCGCCAAAGAATACAGACAAATCAGTTCGAATATTTTCTTTGGCTTTATAAGAAACCATATCATCATAGTCTTGGGAGGTATCCCGTACTTCTATTGTCATTAGGTTATCTCCCAAATGTTATTTAGAATTTCTTACCACCAGCTGCGGCACGATTTTCACGCTTATGATCTGCACGATTAGCATTATATTGATGCTTTTCTGCAATAGCACCTGCAACGTCCAACTTATAATGACCAGCCATATCAAGAATTCGGATGATGCAATCGGCAAGTTCAACTTCAAGCATTGATCTATTTGTCAAGTGGTCATCCATAAGATCCTTACGGGCACCTTCAAGTGCTTCGGAAAGTTCGGAATGAGCTAGAGCAATAAAAGTCCCGATTTCACGAGGCTTATCATGCCAACCCATAGCACTTGCCTGCCCATAAAGCTTGTCTTGAATATTACGGATAACGGTAATTTCTGATTCTGTAATTTCGTATGTCATATTTAGATAATCCATTCAGGTGGTTGACGGTTTTTCCAGGAATGCATTCTTGCTTTCCCGATCTTGTAGTAATTACGATAATTAATAATAGGATCTTCATCCACAACAAATTCATCAGCCATTGCGGATGGCATAACTGTCATATCATATTCGGTCAGGTTCTTTGGTGGCGACTGAAGCATATAAGCCAAATCACCTGTAAAAGATTTATGAGTCTTACCATAACGATATGTATATTCGTCACCAAGTGCATAAAAATGGTCTACTAGCCAGTTATAGTTTTGAACCGACTTGCGAGTCCAGATTGCCGAGGGATGATTAATATGGGTAGCTTTATATAGTACAGAGTCACGAGCATCACCAAGAGTCCAGGTCTTTTGCTTACGACCAGTTGGTGATTTACCAACCGATTCAATACCATCCAATACACGATGTGCGGTGGACAGCAATTGCGCCGATTCCAAAATCATTTTAACAACATGTTTATCAACCATCCATTGCGCCGCTTGGCGAGCATCCGTGGACAAGTAGAAAATATTCATCGTTTCCATTTCTTAAAAGCTTGTTGGCGGTGGATTGGATTTGCTTTTGAATAGAAAACCTCACCGTCAAGGAAATCCATACAATGAAAAAATGCACGAGCGGTCATACCCGTATATGTTTCCGTTCTAATTTCACCATTGGGCGTAGCAAAACGAACTTTGCAATGCCTTGGTCTTTTTATTTTAACACACAATCCCGGATATGTCAACGATATTTCTTCCATACGAATTTTTTCTTCGCCTGGCATTACAATCTTTGGATTATAGCAAACAAAATTTTCAGGCAATCCACGCATAGCAAATATCCTATATGGAATACCAACTTGTGGTGCACTCACATATATGCCATTGTTATCATACATAAATTTTACAAGTTCTTGTGCAAATTCAATAGGTTCAAAAGGTGGATTAGAAAAGTCGAACTTTTCCGAAACGTTCTTTAGAATAGGATCTTTATAATCAACTAATTTCATTCTGAAATCCTTGAAAAGTTTTTATGCTTTATAAATTTAATAACATTCTCAAATTTGTCATGAAGATTTTCTCTATGAGAAATAATAAAGATATTTGAATCTTGACTTATATTCTGAAGAATCTTTAAAAGATCATCAGCTGCATTACCATCAAGACTCGAGTCAAATATTTCATCGAGAATAAGTAAGTTAGTATTCAATGAATTACGAAGTTTGGCAACTGCTCTCCATGTAAAAAGGATGGCCAAATCAATCTTTTGCTTCTCGCCCTCACTAAATGATGAATAACTAAATTCATCTCTATATCTAGATTTAATCTTTTCATTGAATTGTTCATCAAGTTCAAATTCAACAAACAGATCAAATTCAGATAAGTACTTATTGATCAGT